CCCGCCTAAACTAGTGCGATGGAACGCGCACGAGGGAGAAATAATAGAGTTCACATGGTATCCTGGTGTAGATAATAATGGGGTGCATTACTGGCTTGATGTTGAGTGTGAAAGATTGTATGAGATTAGGGTTGAGTTAGGACTAGGTAAAGAACCTATCTATCCTTTCCATATGACTATCGGAAATAGAAAGCATGGCATATGAGAAGGTTGGACAGAAAGAAATGAGCAACAAGCTAAATAAAAAAATTATGAAGTTTCATAATGCAGGCAAAGGATACGATGCTGTAATTTTAACCTGTGGGCCATCATTAAATAATTATACCGAAGAACAGATATTGTCTTATTGTTCTAACAAGGTTGTCTTATGTGTTAAGCAAACCATAGATATAGTACCTAATTTAAAGAGTTACTTTCATTTCTTTAATAAGTCTCACATGCCTAGTGATGGTAAGTACAAATATACACAAGACCCTCTATTGTCAATAGGCAGCGATAGTGTTACTTCTCAGGGGCTACCTAAGCATGATGTTTTCACTAAGATTGGAAAAATGAACAGTATGAAAAATTCTGTGTGTGGAGGTGTTAAGTTAGACCCATACAGATACTCTGTTCAAAAAGACAAACCTTGCGGTCCAGGAATAATGTTTGAAACAGTTTTCTTTTTCGCTCAACATTTAGGGGTTAGGTCTGTTACTATGATTGGGTGGGATGGATACTCAAAAGGATGCAAAAAACATAATCATTTTTATGAAACTAAACAGGCATCCCGCTGCACCTTTATAAAAGAACATAATGAAGCTGCCGTTCCTGGGAGCAGACACATCTACGAATGGCTAAAGACACACAACTGTAAACTACAGATAGTGGGAGAGAGCCACATGCATAAAGACATACCAAGGATTGAAATATGAAAACGTATATCATAGCTGAAATTGGAATCAACCATAATGGTTCCTTGATGGATGCACTAGAACTAATGTGTGTAGCACAACATGCTGGTTGTCATGCCGTAAAATTCCAAAAGCGTAATCCTGATGTTTGTGTACCAGAACACCAAAAGTGTATTGGTAAGGATACCCCCTGGGGGACCATGTCCTACCTTGAATACAAAAAGAAGATAGAGTTTGATAAGCGTCAATTTGACGCAATCGACACCTATTCTAAAGACATAGGTATTGAGTGGTCAGCGAGCCCGTGGGATATAGACTCATTAGATTTCCTAATGCAGTACGACCTACCCTGGATTAAACTACCATCGGCAATGATAACGAATACTGAGTTGGTATCACATTGTGCTGCTACTCACAAGAAGTTGATTATCTCAACAGGTATGTCAACAGAACAAGAGATTGATGATGTGGTCAAGCAGGTGAAGAGATACCATGACAATTTCGTACTTATGCACTGTAATTCGACCTATCCTGCTCCTGTAGAGGAAATTGACCTATCTTGTATCAAGAAACTACAAGCCAAATATTTGTGCCCAGTTGGATATTCAGGACATGAGCTTGGGACAACGGTGACTTCTGCTTCTATTTATATGGGGGCGACCTATATTGAGCGACACATCACCTTAGACAAGGATAATTGGGGAACTGACCAAGAGTGTTCCCTTGAGCCTTTAGAGCTACGGCTTCTAGTCGGGGAGATTCAGTTACTAGAACTAGCTAGGGGTAAGGGTATAATTGGTGTTACAGAGAGCGAAAAACCAGTGAGAAAGAAACTTAGAGGGTGAAAGATAAAAGTAAAATAGTCCTGATGACACAGGCTCGCCTGTCGTCGCAGAGAATACCGCAAAAGATGATACTTCCGTTTGGACCTGATGACAAGAGTTTATTCCGCATATGTCTTGAGAAACTAGAACTTATTAAGGATATGACGGGATATAACACATATGTTTCTATTCGTGAGGAAGAACTTCTTGAAGATACTAAGTTTGAGAAACAGGAAATACAAACCAAGATATTCAGAAGAAGTGAACAGTCTGCTGTCGCAGATACGGGTTTAACCTCAATATATGAGTGGTATCAGAGATTCTTAGACGAAGGGTATGAATATGTCATAATGGTTAATGCCTGTATGCCTTTCTTAAAGACCGACACGATAGTAAACTTTTTCGATGTGTTTGCTGAAAGTTCAGACGAGGGTATGTTCGGGGTAATCTCAAAAAAGGATTACTTCTGGGGTCCACACGGCCTCCTGAACGAGTGGCCCGTTGGTCAAGACCTAATGAATACCAAAGCTGTAGCACCGACCTGTCAGGCCGCTCACGCCCTCTACGCGAGCCGTATAGACGCGATTCCGCAGGGATACTGGATGGCGAGGATGCCAGAGGAAATGCCCAAACTCTTTCCTCTGCCTGAATATGAATGTTTAGATATTGATGAACAGTGGCAGTTTGATATGTGTAAGAGACTATACAACAAATGATAAAACTAAAGAACAGCGTGTTTCTCCATGTCCCTAAGACTGGTGGTAAGTGGGTTTCTTCAATATTAACAAGCCCTCCAATAAATGCCTCCGTGATGAAAGGAACTAAGAATGTTGTAGTGGTAGGTCACTCGATACACAATATAGAGTATGACTTAGATAAGCCCTGTTTTTGTTTCGTTAGACATCCTCTCAGTTGGTATCGGTCATATTGGAGCTTTCGATGGGCAACCAATACGTGGAACAGAACACACAATAACAATTTACTGCCTATGTTCGATATGTTTTGCAAAGACCATAATTTTGCGACATATGTAGACAAGGTGATTAGTTGGAATGAGCATAATGGCTCCGTTTTAAATTCGCTATATGGTTATTTCACTCCTCATTGTGATTTTATAGGTAGGCAAGAGACACTTCAGGAGGATTTGGAGAGGGTATTATCGTTGTACGAAGGGATAACCCTTAAAGACTTTCCAGACAAGAAAAACGAAAGTCCCTCACTTGTGAAATTCAATCCAGGCCAGCTAGATAAGCTGATGAAGTTAGACAGAAGCATAATAGACCAATTCAACTACGACTACATTCCAGATGAGTTTCAAACATGAAGTGCCATTGCTGTGAAGGTGAATATAAGCCACAAGATAAAGATTTCGTTTATAGAGAGTGTTCGGTCTGTAGGCATAGGTTTCGCCCCTATAAAGACAGTATAGGCTTTCATACTACAGAATATAGGACTAAAACGACCTCTCATCGTGTTAAAAATGAGTTTGATGCAGACAGGAAGGTGTTGCCAGCGTTTCACGAGTCCAGGCGATGGATTTCTAAGAGTAGGGTTGACAAAGTACGAGACTTCGTATACAATGAAGATAAGTTGCTCGACGTTGGCTCAGGAGGTGGGAGTTTTGCTAGTCATGTAGCTTTGTTGGTAGATACTGTCCATTGTTTGGACTTAGACCCTAGCTTAACTGATGAATCGACTAGATTGGGATTCACAACGTGGAATGCGGACTTTTTGGCTGCTGATGTTGATTCTCACTACGATGTGGTGACTAATTGGCATGTTCTTGAACATACAGATGACCCGATAGAGATTTTATGGAAGGTATACAGTTTAAACCCAAGAGTATTCTTCTGTGAGGTTCCTACAAACAGGCCACTACCAGCAGTATTTTGCGGCCATGTCCATATGTTTACTAGAATGTCTATGGAGGCTCTGTTCACTAGGGTGTTCAATGAAGTAACAGGATATTCATTCACAATAACTGAGGGTATTCAAAAACCCGCTATAACAGCTACAGTAAAGAGACTATGAGAAAAACATTCTTTATAGATATTGATGGAACCGTCCTTTATCAGGATACTCCAGAAGAACAAGAAAGATATGGTCCTGAACAAAGAATAACAGATGCCCTCCCAGGGGCCTTAGATAAACTTAAAGAGCTAGAGGCGCAAGGACATTGCATTGTCTTTGTCTCTGCAAGAAAAGAAAGCCTTAGAGACTTGACAGTTAAACAGTTGGGAAAATGGAATTTACCATACGACCACTTAATTATGGGAATTGGACAAGGAGAGCGAGTATTGATTAACAACAGAAAAACAGGAGACAAGGAAGATAGGGCGAGAGCCTTTAACGTAAACATGAATGAGGGTTTAACTGACCTTCTGGTGTAAAATACTTATATGGGGATGAACTGGTATCGACTGACAATGAGAACAGATTATTTGCACGTAGTGGGTGATTCGAAGGGCCACTTAAAAAATCAAATCAACAACATTAACTGCAAACTTAAATGTAAGCGTAATGACAGGTGCCCTAGCTGGCACAAGCCGTTCCTTGACCGGAACAAAAACCCGTTCTTTAACCGGAACTTTCGCCCTAGCTGCGTAAGCCAAAAGCTGGACAGAGTGATGATAGTTGTCAATAACTTAAATTGACTAAACGTGTAGACGGTAAACATAGTAATGTTGTGCAGCTACGAGGGTTCGACTCCCTCCATCTCCACTTATGTTTCCCTCATCTCCACTTTTGGAGAATTTGGGAATTTTTTCCACAACCCCTTGACAAAACCGATTTTAGGTGTATGATAGGGGAGCAAGGCCCATTAGTCTAGTGGTTAGGACGCTAGCTTCTCAAGCTAGAATCAGGAGTTCAATTCTCCTATGGGCTACTAAAACACTAAGTAAGAAAGCTAAAATGAAGTACTACGTATCAAACATTAAACATAGCATCGTCCTAGATGCTGAGAGCAAACAGCTCGCCGCAGATAAGTTTGCAGGTATCCTGCACGCTCGCGGTATTGATGCGTCTGGACTCGTTGATGTTAATGAGAAGGGGTTTCCGAATCCCTATGCTTTTAACTATGATACGATTAACCTCGTAGAGATTAGCGCAGCTTAGTTGGTGACGCTTGAAAAATTTTATACTTTCTACCGTCCTAGATTAAACGAGACAAATCCTGAGAAAATTTTTTGAACCCCTTGACAAATTGGAAATTTCATCTAAAATGAAGAAGTCAGAACGAAAGCGAGTTCGACAGGAACGAAACTTGCGTAAGAACAAGAGAAGTATGGGGGCATTTGATGTTGACCCTGATGGTCGTAACGACAAGGAAGTTCGTAATGCTGATATTGAATATGCAGACGCTTTAGTAAGGGAAATTGAAGATGACTATGCAGGCAAGGTATCTCGTTCGTCCAGACGATAGTATGATTTTTGAGTATGTTGAGGAATATGGTGTCTATCAGATAAGGAATGGTCCTACTGACCTAAAAGGTAATAGACCTAAGCCGTATGCTCACTTTACTTACGAAAACTTGACTGAGAACTATGATTTCTTTCCAATCTCAGTAGGTGAGTTCTCCTTTTGGGAGGAAAAGAATAAGAAGCATTATCAAGAAATGCAACAAGAGTTAAATAAGAAACACTATGGGTGAGGTAGCTCAGTCCGGTAGAGCAGGGTCGCGCGGCCCGTGTGCGTTGGTTCAAATCCAACCCTTCCCACTTTGATGGCCGAGGCATGGTTGTCATACTAAGAGTTTGAAGCTGCGCAGCACGAAGCACAACGGAGTTGCAACTCCTAGTAAGCTAAGTAAAGCACTTAGTAGAGGGTTCAAATCCCTTAGGCTTGTTTATAATATCCCGCTGGGGGATTACTGTTGAAAGACACCCCAAGAAATCCACGACGGGATTAAAAAATATCGTGGAAGATGGTGCGGTAGCTCAGTCTGGTAGAGCGATTGGTTGAAGCCCAGTGACAGCGGAGGTTCAAATCCTCCTCGTACCACTTTAACGCCTAGGGTCCAAATGGTAATGGAGTCGGATTGTCTATCCGAATGCTGCGGGTTCGATTCCCGTCTGGGTGGCTTACTAACGGTTTTTGCAGAAAGAGACATTATGAATACGACATTTGTATTATGGATGATTGCTGCTAATCAAGCAGGTTGGGCTTTGGGGTATACTCTATTAGCCAACGATATGATGCCTGAGATTCCTATTAAGAAGGTTGACTGGGCTGAGCGGGCTGCTAGACCACTATCTACCAATACGGGTGATAGCTGGACCAACCAAGCTAATGAGAAGTTAAATAAGATTGCGATGGTGAGAATCTATGATAACTAAAGATATTGAAGATGCAGCAAAAGAACACTTAAGAAAATATCCTAATTTTGATATTGAGTCTTTTCTTGAATGGGCTTTGAATAAAAAACGTAAGGGTTGGATGACACAGATGGTTAATAAGCATGGTGTTGACATCTCTTTCTTAAACAAGAAACGTAAAAGACAGAGAAGTTTCATTCGTTATGTTGAATCTTCTTGAGATACGCTCTAGGGTCCAAATGGTAATGGAGGCTGATTGTCTATCAGCACGTTGCGGGTTCGACTCCCGTTTGGAGCGCTAATGGTTCCGTAAGGAACCTCTTGGTTTGGGTGACGCTTCCAAGTAAAACAAAACGCGAAGCTAGGGAGGTATTCCACATGGGTGTCTGTAAAACACTTGGCCTTGTTGTATGTGGTGGTTGCCGGGGGGTTCAATTCCCTTACTTCCCACTTTAGTGACGTTGGGATAGTCTGGTAATCCACCTGTCTTGGAAACAGGAGCCTACAAGCCGAACTTGTGGGTCGTCGGTTCGAATCCGACCGTCGCTACTGCGGCTTTGCTGCCATTAGGATAATGGGTGAGGAGTATGAGGGAGAAGGTTTACCGCCGACTCCTGCAATCTACCCATGAATACGGTGGTGGGTGGTACAAAGTTGCTCGGTGGCTTTGCCGCATAAGTTAGTCTTAGTGACATAGGAAGGGTTGGATTTGCCGTCCAAGGTCAGTACTCTCACTAAGGGTTATTTCTTATGTGGGTGGCACATGGTCGCCACATGGTCTGTAGGTGTAATGGTTGCATTGCGAGCTTTTAACTCGTTAGGACGGAGTTCGACTCTCCGGCGGACCACTTAGGAGAATATTATGGATATATGGACACTCAATAAGGAAGAAACGGATAGGGTTCAGACCCTAGCTGAAAAAATGCTGGATGATAGGCGTTTGACGGGTGAAGAAAGAAGGCGTTTCTATGCAACCGCTATCTCCTTTGCTCTTTCTACCTTAAAGGGTAAGGATGTTGGGTTTAATCATGTCTTACTTAAAATGGAAATAGGGGAGCTACTCAATGCAAAGCAAACATGCTCACTGTCCTGAACACATTACATATCCTGCCAATAAGATGCTTCCCAAGGAAGCCCTGGCGACAGAGACAAATAACGAAGGAAGAATATTGCGTAGCCGTTCACAGGCAAGCAGTAAAGAAATAAAAAGGATTCACACTAGAAGGTCTAGGCGATTTCTAAAAGATAACTTAGACTACTAAAACAGAAAGAGTTACTGTGTCATGCGAACTAAGAAGAGTAAATATCTCTCCACTTGGGAGCATATTCAGTTAGAATTTTGGAGTAAACTATTCATATGGTCGTGCAAGTCAAGAGTTCGCACTATATGCGTACCAGAAATAGTATGTAATTGGATTGACAAACAGGTATGGAAACAACTTAGAAAGATTCCTAAATAAAAAGGTGCAACCTATTATGTTAAAAAAACTATGGAACGATGAAATCGGCGGTATTATTTCAGCCGAGTATATTATGCTTAGCGGCATATTGGTGGCGGGGTTAGTGACTGGCTTGACAGGCGTTCGTACCGCTATGTTGAACGAGCTAGAGAATGTATCGAATGGGATTAGTTCCATCAATCAAAGCTACTATTATGATGGTGTTGAGGGGCCTGGGGCAATGACTGCTGGTTCTTCCTACGAAGACACAAATAGTAATGAGAGATGTATTATTGTAGCTGAAATTAATGAGTGATTTTGTAGTATACACATTTCCTGTAGGACGAGTACCCACAAGAAGTTGCACCTTGTGTTCTGATTGTGGGGGTGTCCTTTACTTTGATGAAGACCTTTATTGCAAGAATTGTGCTTTTCCAGAGAAGCTGAGGGAAGAGATTAGGGAGTTGTTGAATGACAAGAATGGGTAGTATCGGCTCAATAATGTATAGCTATTGTAATAGCTGTAAGCATTGGTATAAGAGTGATGGTGGTTGTTCTAGGTGTGTTTACTTTTTGGAATTGAAAGAAGAGATTGGAAAGCTGTTAAATGGACATTAAGTTTGAGTATGATGACAATATTTTGGATACTATTAACAAAATCAATAAGGCCCTACATGAGCATAAGTTGCAAGTTGTCTTTATTGATGAGGAACGAGATGATGGTATCATCGAAGGAAACATAGAAAAGAGAGAAGACATAGTCTTCGTATAAAGTATGGGGGTGTAGCCCAACTGGAAAGAGGCATCACGCTTAGAACGTGACCAGTGCAAGTTCGAGTCTTGTCACCCCTACTTGGCAGATATAGTATAATTTGGCAGTACCACGGTTTCGTACTCCGTAAGTTTCGGTTCGAGTCCGAATGTCTGCTCTTACAAGGAATCCTTATGAACGAAGATTATAAGATACCCGTTGAAGCTATGGTCAACGAGGAACTCCTATTAGAGGTAGCACTATTCGCTGCTACTACTAGAAGTAAAAATGTTAAGTTAGAAGGAGCAGAAGCCATAATAACTCGCTATGTTATGAACCAACTGCTCGATGAAATGACTGTTGATGAATTGTTTTTAATGGACAAGCAAGTTATTGCAGATATGTGTAATGAGCTATTAGCAGATTATGCTATGACTAGCTTAGCTATGCTTGGATTACTAGATGCTGGTATTGATGAAAATGGTGATATTGAATATACGACAACTGAACTAGGGAAGGTTGTCAAAGAATACTCTGACAAACACCCGCTTAACGAGCAAGAGTAGTCTTGCAGGAGTAAGAGTTGATGGTCTTGAAGTACGAAGATTACAAGGCTGGGGCTAAAGCCGCTAAAGTAGCCCATGAAAAGACTAGACTACAAAGAGTAAATGACACACAAGAGAAGATTGACGGCGTTTTGAAAAGACTGGGTAGATGTACCTTTAGTGTAGAACGCGAGATTGCTGAGGAAATCCACGATGCCTATAGGGTGGCGGGCTGGAAGGTTAGGGGCGAACACAGCTATGCTCCTGGCGACCAACTATTATTAGTTATAACACCAGTTGAGGACAAAAGAAGATGAATCATATTGGACCTACTATTGCGACCGTTGCTATTTGGGCTTCTGTAGCCATTTCAAGTATTTTTATTGGAGAGGCTGTTGTGGCGGTGTCTATATTCGCATTGTTCGCAACGATGACTATTTGGGGAGTAGCAACATGACAATGGCGTGTATATGTGGGGGAGTATTAGAGTGGACGGTGGTAATCGCCCTCATCACTATTATTTCTTCCCTGCTCGACAAATTTAGGATTAAACGCTTAAAATGTAGGTGTAAATGTAAGGATATTGGGGATATTTAAGTATCCCCTTGATGTAGAGGGAGTACGTTGGTGTACTGAGCGGACTGTTAATCCGTCGCCCGTTAAAAGGTCACAGGTTCGATTCCTGTCTCTACAGCTTTGTTAGATACAACTCTAAAGAAGTGGTGTATAATATTTGTGTAATATTACGCCAAGTGAACTCTTTAGAGGACAAATAAAATGAGGAAAACAGCTAAGATTGGGTTTTTCGCCCTATTAGCGGTGTTTATAACAGCACCTATCTTCGGGGCTATCACAGCGCCCGATAAGGTTGATGCTCATAAGCCGATTATTATTGAAGCATCTGATGGTGCTGACGTATACATTTGGCATGTGCCTAAACCTGCAATCAGAATCGTAGTAGATGGCGGTCGCGGTCTACACGTATGGGCTCCTCCTGGTAAGTATGAGATTAGACTAACCACCATTTCGGTTGATGTTCAAGTTGACCCTAATTGGAAGCCTGATGGTGAGAGTGTTCCAGACCTAAAGAAGAACATTCAATACGATGAGCATTTTGCTACTGTTGAAGTTGTTGGTTCTGGACCAGCTCCAAACCCTAACCCTAATCCAAATCCCAACCCTAATCCTGCTCCTTCTAATGCTTTCAAGCAAAACGTAGAAGCTGCACTAACTAAGGTTGATGCCGCTGGACTTACTTTTAAGAGTAAGGTTGCAGCTATTTATTCAAACATCGCTCAAGAGGCTGAAGCTCAGCCAGATGCTTGGGGCGTAGCAGATATGGTAAACCAAGCTAAGGTTCGCGTAACTGCAAAACTACCGAGTACTGCACTTAAGTCATGGTCAGGATTCTGGCCTGGGCTTGGTAAGTCATTTAAAGAACTAGGTTTAGATTCTACTGACCTCGATGGTCATATCGACGCCTTTAAACAAGTAGTAGAAGTTCTGGAGAACTAATAATATGAGTATTGAAAAGTTCGCAGAGGAAGTCTGCGATACCTGTAACACAGAGAACTATGGTTCCATTACTGGAATTATGGCAATTATCGAAGTAATCATGGAGCTAATCCAAGGTTGTCAAGAAAACAGAAATACCTTTGTTCAGTCAGCAGCTAACCCTACTCGACTACAACAGGTTGGTCTAAGGATTCATGTTCGTAGAACAATGGGTGTTCGTGGTCGTAAGAATGTTAAACGAGCAGCTCAGGCTATGATTGATAAAGCCGCAACAATGGATGAAGCAGCATTGGGTGCTATTCACGACGAAGGTGTGGCAGCAATGAATCCAGCCGTTGATTACGACTTCGGATAAATCATGCCAGTTTTTGATTATGACTTTACCCCGACTCCTAAACAGTTAACAGAGATTTACGACGGTGGTTTTAAGGGCGTTATCCATGATGCTGCATCTTATGCGGCATTAAGGACTGTTGCCCCTCGCTTCTATGATGTCTTTCCAGGCGCCAAGGGAGCAGGTAAGGGAAGAGTATCTCTTCCTTATAAGGCAGCTTTGACGCTTGACCCTGAATTTGGGGGCTATGAGAGCCAAACCACTGGTGACTGTGTTAGTCATTCCACGCGAAATGCTGGTATGATGGATTACTGTATTGATGCGATGTTCGGAGAAACAGAGTTCAAGGGACGCTTAGCCACAGAAAACATCTATGGTTATCGTGGACATGGTGGGCAGGGAGCCAACTGTTCTCGTTTAGCACTGTATGTATCACAAGAAGGTCCAGGTGGATTCTTAGTAAGAGCAAAATATGATGATGGCGGGAGAAATTCCGTTGACCTAAGCCGCTATAATAGCCGCACTGGTCACAACTGGGGTCGCCCAGGAACACCAAGTTGGCTTAATAAGATTGCGGCTAAGAACAAGGCTTTTAGCGTATTCTCGGTTAAGTCTTCTGACGAAGCAAGAGATGCGATAGCTTCTGGCTACGGCATCTCAATGTGTTCTGGATATGGCTTCAGGTCGAATAGAAATGAAGATGGCCTATGTGAACGCTCAGGTGGATGGAATCATGCTATGGCGTGGGTTGGTGTCGATGATACCGATTGGGCACATCAAAAGTATGGTGGACCCCTATTTATGATTCAGAACTCTTGGGGTGAATGGAATAGTGGACCAAAAAGGCATGAACAGCCTGATGGCTCATTCTTCGTTCGACCTAAGATTTCATCTGCTATGATTAACGGTGGAGGTGGATATGTTATCTCCTCTGTGAGGGGTTACAATAGGGAGTTGACATATGATGTTACCTCTCAAGTCCTCGAATTGAGCAAGGCTTAAAAATGAAAAAGACCATTACTACATTAGCGTTTTTACTAGCTGTTGGCTTATCCTACGATATGTCACCTGTGTCATATAATATGGCTCCATCGGCTAATTACGATTTTGAGCCAGTAATAGTTGAAGAAGTCGAAGAAGTCAAGCCTGAACCAAAGGCTCCTGAAGTCCCCAAAAAGGCCACTGTTAAGACCACACAGAGCCGCCGAGGGTGGTTTAGGCGTAGGAGGTAGACAAATCCTTGAATCAAAGGGAGTCGCCTCACAGCGGCTCTCTTTTTTTTTGGATTTATTTTCCACAGGGCTTGACATTTTGTATTTTAGGTGTAAGATAATCAAAGACAAGCGGGAAGTGGCGAAGTTTGGCATCGCACTTGGTTTGGGACCAAGGGACCGCAGGTTCGAATCCTGTCTTTCCGACTTAATAAACTAGGACAATAAAGGAACAAGAAATGGCAGATAAGAAGCAGGAAGTACCAGTAGTACTGGTTACGATAACATCAGGTCAAACAATCGTTTGTCGAGCAAGAGCTATTACTGGTGGTGAGAGTAAACCCGTCAAGAGTATTGATTTGAATGCTACTCACTACAAGCTAGCTAATCCAGCGTTTATCGCTCAGGCTGGTGATGGTGGTTTGGGACTTGAGGCATGGCCCATGTTCTCGACTGAAGACCTTGAGGAAGTTGTTGTTAAGACACAAGATGTGATTTGTATTGTGGAAGCACACTCATCACTAAGTAAAGGCTATAAGGCTTTTGCAGATGAAGAGACGGTTATCACTCCTAAGAAACCTGGATTGATATTACCTAAGTAGGCTAACGCCTACGTTTGGCCCATTCGTCTACTGGAAGGACTGTTAGTTTTTCAAGCTAGCAACGAGAGTTCGAATCTCTCATGGGCTACTATGGCGGTGTTGAGGTTGTTGGCAGCCTTGCCTGGTTTTCACCCAGGAGATAGCGTGGGTTCGATTCCCATCATCGTCACTAAGGAGATATGATTATGTATGTTGATGAAAGGTATTGCGAACACTGTCAAGAGAATACTATGCAAAAGTGTGTTGACAGTGAACATGAAAGAGATAGTTCAGCAGACTGGGAGAAGTGCCTAACTTGTGGTTGGGAGTATCACGGTATGACTGGAAAAAGAGAATATTATGATTGGTCCTCGCGCTGAGGTTCAGCGAGTATCCCTGATAAGGACACTGGCAGGTTTCAATTACCTGGGGGACTACTTTGATTACGAGGAGTGGTTGAGAGAGGCGACGGCGAACGAAAAGCATACCGAAAGGTGGAGGCCGTGTGTAGTAATCAATAATATTGGATTCAAAGTAAGCTAAGTAGTATAACTAAGTAAGAAAGTATGTATCAGTCTAATTTACTGTTACTTTTCTTACAAGGAGAATGCTATGAAGGTTTACAATGTTGGTGGTGATTGTTTAGAAGGTGGGTGGGAGTGGGACCATGTTGTTGCTGAAAAGTATGACTGGTTTGTATATTCATACAGTGACAATGGGTATGATGGAGATGGAGAAGCAGTAGGTTACAGGGATGGAATCCTATACTTCTACAATCTATGTCATTGTTCTTGTTACGGTCCACTAGACGGTGGTGGGTCTGCTACTTCGGTAGAAGACTGGAAGACCAGCGTTGACATCCATGATGTGGATACTCGTGATGGAGACATCCGAGCGAAGCTGATTGAGTTGCTAAGCTAACACTATGAGGCCCCACTGAGCCAGCCTGGCAAATCAGTGATAATACAAGACTGAATGTGACACTCAAGGCCAGAAGTGATAGTTCTGGATGTGTCTGACCTTAACAGGAGAAGGCATCACATTTGGGTAATGGGCCTATGGTGATTGAAGGGCAACACGACTGCTTTGCACGCAGTAGAACTCGGGGCAGTACCGAGTGGGTCCACTTAAATTTGCAATGCAATTGAGAAATGGAAGTTAAATGAGCGAAGTACTTATACTTCAGTATATTGAATACGTTGACGATGTAGAAGAACGAAATGAAATCATTGGGGTTTACTCTGATTTTGAAAAGGTTCAAGACGCCATTGTCTCAACTGTTGGAGAGGGACAGTATTCTCTATATAGAATGAGAGCTATGGAGTGGGACGAAGATGGTAATAGGGTGGCAGAGTTTGTTAAGGCAGATAGAAGAGTCTGTAAAGTGTTTTGGGCATCCGAAATGAAGATAGACCAGAAACCGAGTATAAAAATATGAGCGAGCAAGAAGATTGGGAAATTCCCACTGAGGTAGCAGCAGAGTGCTGGGAGGCTGGAGCATCAATGCAAAAGTCTTTTGAAGCGAGTCCTTTGCTAAATGCTGAGGGTAAAGAGAAGTTGAAGGAAGAGATTCGTAAAACCATTGAGATGTTTGGGAGCCATGCTCCTGTGAGACTATCTCATTGGATTGACTACTTGAATGGAGTTTAAGATATAGGTCGCTCCTCCTGGGAGAGGCTTTCGGTTCCAACCCGAAAAGACGGGGTTCGACTCCTCGGCGGCCTGCTTTGCCTCGCGCGGCAATTGTCCTAAGTAAGACACTAAACTACTAGGTGAAGACCAATACCTGTCGAGAGTAATTAACTCGACGAAGAGATAACCTATACTATAGTGTAATTGGAAACATACTTGGTGGAGAACCAGGAGATGCCAGTTCGAGTCAGGCTAGTAAAGTTTCTCAGGTCTTATGGGTTGCAGGTGTTATTGGTAGCATTCCAGACTCTTAATCTGAGAGGTCGCGGGTTCGAATCCCCGGCAACCCACTTACTTTAATTAAAGGAAAAATTATGTATTGGTTACTAAATCTATTGATGCCTGTTTGTGGAGAATGTAGGTCTTTGAAGATGGTTGATATTTCGCCTACTTCGGAGTTTAGGAAGTTCTTCCTTTGTAAGAGTTGTGGCAGTACTAAGAACTATAGGGCAAGATAATGAGCGGATGGGATAAATACGATTTTGCTATGGATAAATTCCATCTTTGGATGTTAGAAGAATTTTGCGATATTTTGCTTGAAGAGCATATAGATGAAATCGCCCTAAAGGCAGTTAAGATATTTAGAGAAGAATGTGAACTTCAAAATAAGGAGACTATTGAGCCGAAACGCTAGGTGAATGCCCACCAAGGTCGGAGCGTAATAATATAAAAACTGACAAACATGCGTGTGTCGTATAATGGTATTACCTAAGGTTTCCAACCTTATGACGGGAGTTCGATTCTCCCCACACGCTCTTGAAGTAGTATGGGACCGTAAGGCCATACCTCATCGCCCCTCATCTAATAGGTGATACATGTGTCGATAAGCCGGATATGGGTATAGCGTAAGATACTTCAAACCAGGGCCATTATTTCAATGGTTAGAATATCTGCTTGACGTGCAGATGATAAAGGTTCGATTCCTTTATGGCCCACTATAGCTTCCTAGTGTAATGGATAGCACGCAAGTTTCCTAAACTTTTAGTAGGAGTTCGAATCTCCTGGGAGCTACTTGATGGCAACCTATGTATGTAGTAAGTGTGGAGCTTCTTTTGAGTCAAAAGCAAAGAAGCAACCAAAATGTGTTTTATGTAAGGCTTGTAAGCCTAGATTAGAAAAAGGTAAGAAACCACCTAAAAAACCTGGCGGTGGCTGACGTTAACATAAGGAGTCACGGTCGTGGCTAAAGCTAAAGTAAAATACAGACAGTGTACGTTAGAGTTAACGGTTGACCAAGGAACAGTAGTTAAAGATGTTGCCTGGATACCCTCTAAGTATGCAAAATTGAACGGATTCGTAAAAATCCAAAAGAATGGGGTTTGGGTCAATGGATGGAAGGTTACTGGTGTCGGCTCACATGAAATCGACGAAGTTCCCGATATTAACAAGCAAATTCGCGGTCATAGAAAAAACACTGGAGATTCGCTACGATGAGTAAAGATTCTAAGATTGATTTTATTAGAAAGCTGTCTGAGTCTAAAATAGCAAAAACAAAAGTTGATGCAGCGAAAGGGTGGGTTGTTAGAAGGGGCGAATTAGCAAAGAAGTGGTTTATCGACCAAGCTAAGAAGGCGAAAACGGCGTGGACTACTGTGGTGGCGGTTGCTGCCCTATTAGGGTATAATCTTAGTATTACGCCTATTGAGGAACCAGTGATTGTGGAGCCCGCGAAGCCCTCTGCTGTCATTAATAAAGAGGTTGAGGAGATAGTTGAGTTGGTTGAGGAGATTAAGGAAGAGGTGAAGCCAGAAGTGCAAGAACCAGAAATTAAGCCTGAAACCAAAGCTGTCCGAATCAAGGATGGCGGCACAACGGTCATTATCAACGGAAAAGAGTACCAAAATGGACAAGTCGAAAAAGACGAAGCAGACTACTAAGTAGTCAAATGCGCCTGTCGTATAGTGGTTATTATGGAACATTGCCAATGTTCAGACAGCAGTTCGATTCTGCTCAGGCGCACTATGAAGACAATAGCTATAACACTACACAAGAGAGCTGATTACACTAAACAGGTATTAGACGCCCTCTCCTCTTGCGAGGGAATTGAAGACTATCATGTCATTATGTCTATAGACGGATATGACGCAGATGTGACTAATGAGGCAAATGCCTTTTCTTCCTGCAAGACTAAAGAAGTGTTAAATCACGAGATTTACGGATGTAGCCTAAATACCTACTTTGTGCTAGATAGGGCATTTTCCAAATCGGACTATGTTATCCATATTGAGGATGACACTGTTCCTTCGGTTGATGCTCTCCGTTACTTTGAGTGGGGCTATCAGCATATGCTGAATAGGGAGATATTCTCCATAGGTGGATATAACAGAGAAGGTACTATTGACAGTTCTGCCTCTGAGCTAAATACAGCAGAGGGTTTTATCTGTTGGGGTTGGGCGACTTGGAAGAATAGATGGGAGTGGGTAAAGTTTAACCTAAACCACTATCCAGACCTTTCATGGGCTGTTCGAGTTAATCATACTGTAAATACTAAGAGGATGAAACATATTTTCCCTGATGTTTCACGAATACAGAATGTTGGTGCCAGAAACGGCGTTCACATAACTGAAGAAGAACATGCTGATATTCATCACGTTAAACATTGGATGGGTGATAGAAAGCCATATTTTGGGGACTATTTACTTAAAAGTGGTCACTAACTCTGAAATGTCCGAAAAATTTTTGCCCTTTTAGTGATTTTACCTAAAAGTGGTCGGTAGCTTCTGAAAGTCCCGAAAAAATTTTCACCTCTTAGGGTTGACAGGACGAGATTTTCCTCTATAATGGGGGAATGGGAAACGAGAACCTTTAAGGATTTTATTAATGAGACCTGACTTAACGAGAAAAGAAAAGATTAAGTGTGCCATAGGAGCAGTAATGCTTATTTTTGGGGGCGTTGGCTTACTAGGAATGGCAGTTCTTTATTCTGAAATAGTAACTCTTATCTTTGCATTTATTGTCCTTGCTTTTGCTCTTATAGCTTTTACTTACGTTGTATATGATTGTCTTTGTATGCGAATAGAAAACAAAAAGAGGTATAAAAAATGAACACAGTTTTGAAAGGGTACTCTGATGATTAGGAGGTAACTACTAATCTAACTTAAAGGAGTACTATTATGAAAAACCGCAATGGTGATTTTCATCACCGTAGGCCGAAAACTACAGCGGAACGAAGAGCAAACCAGGATGTTGACCATAAGGCATATGTCCGAGGGAAGAGAACACCAAGAATGCTTCCCAACTCTTACGATGACCTTTGTTCTAATCCACCTCGAAAGAGCTGGAAGTGGCAACAAAGACGTAAGAAACAGTACCATGAGGCACAAGTCACTAAGCACAGAGTAGAGTTCTCTGCTGATGAGTGGGAGGAAACATGGGCTGTAGAAGAATACCTTCGTAAAAATAACATTCGTTATCATATCGAAGAGACTAGGGGAGACCCTATTCACCACAGAAGAGAGATACAAGAAAGAGTTGGTGTTGGACACCCTCGCCCAAAGTATCACTTCTACTGGGGTAGAGACGAAAATAAATGTCTTATTAGAGTAAGAGGCCATCAAATAGGATGGGAATACTGGGAATATAAATGGGTTGGCACTGGTAAGTTCAAAGAGTGGACGACCAGAGACACAATCTCAGTTGAAGTATCCTGGTGGTATGATAAAGATATTGGCTTGGACTATATCCTAGCCAAAGTACAGCACTATCGCTATCGTCGATGGTACTAGTACGGATGAGGTTAGAGACTAATGCTTCATGGTGGAGTGCCGATTTGCAACGTCGGTGTCAAGCGGTTCGATTCCGTCTTTCCTCTTTATGCGAGAGAGTAGACTGCCTGAAAGGGTGAATGAGGATTCTCACTTAATGTGACTCGCATATTTAATGGCTGGTCCAATGGATTGTGGCTTCGGGTCTACGAAACCTGACTGATTGGTTCGATTCCAATACTGGCTACTTAACTAGGACAATATTAAAAGGAAATTGTTATGAATTGCGATAAGCAGATTAGATTAGCACATGCCGCAGGCGTCTTCGATGTACGTGGAAGCATTCTCCTTCGTAAGAGTTACGTTGGTAAGAATACTCCCAGGGTTTTAGAAGTAAGGCTCACTGGCATTGAAAAGATTTGGCCTGTTATGGAGTACCTACAGTCAGAGTTTGGCGGCATCATCACTAATGGTGTGAAAGATGGTAGTCGTAAGAATTGGGTGTTAGTGGGTCAAAAAGCTCAAGACTTTTTAGGGCAGATAGAGCCCTACTTTAAGAACACTAAGCGTATCGCAAGGGCTTCATTCATTCGCCGCCGCCTTCGTCTTAGAGATAAGAACTATAAAGGTCTCGGTAAACGAGAGTATGACAGACGAGAGAAGATGGAAGCGGATTGGGATACTCTATTTATTGGAGGTAGATAGGATGGTTTATAATGTTATTTTGTAGTGATTGTGCAAACGAAAGAGAGTGGCCTGATGATGCAGTCGTTAGGTCGTTTGGTATATGTGAGCTATGTAATACGGTATCACACTGTAATGATGTAGAGGTAGAGTATCTACCTCCTGATGCATTGCTTTTGGAGGAATAAGATGGGTGTTCTATCATGTAGACGACATTTTTGTCCCTCGTAATACTTATGGTTAAGAGAGGTGACGTGGTGGAACTGGATATACACATAATGCTTAAACCATTACGCCCATTGAGGATTGAGGGTTCGAGTCCCTCCGTCACCACTTATCGTTTAATATTTTTACCTCTGTAGGTAGAAGTTTGAGTACCGAAATCAGGGGCCTTGGGATGGTATAGTATGGATAAGACATGTACTAATTGCAAAAAGACGTTAAGTATTACTAGTTTTTCTTTTAAAAATAAGAAGAAGAACATTCGTCATGCTCGTTGTAAACCTTGTGTAAATTTTTTTGGTAGTAAACACTACAGGGCTAACTTAGAGGAGTATAAAGCACGTTCTAAGAAGCATAGACCCTTATTAAGAAAACGCAACAAGAAATATTTTAACGAATACAAAGAGTTAAAAAGGTGTAAGTATTGTTCAGAAAGTACTGCTGTTTGTCTTGACTTTCATCATCGTGATGCTAGTCAGAAAGAGAGTGCTATCTCTCGTTTGATTGCATCAAATCATAGTATTGAAACTATATTGAAAGAAGTATCGAAGTGCGATGTTGTTTGTTCTAACTGTCATCGCAAGATACACGCTGGTATTATTAAAGAGTAATCGCTGGGCGAGTGGCGGAATTGGCAGACGCGCGAGGTTTAGGCCCTCGTTCCCCACAAAGGAGTGCAGGTTCGATTCCTGTCTCGCCTACTAAATAGGATAAAGCCATGAGAATACTTTGGTGTAAATTGTTCCATCGCAAATGGTGGTTTCTTAATACTAAAATACGAATGCGTTGTGCATGGTGTGGAAGATACTGGGAGAATAAGAAATGAGCATTGAAGACTACTTGACTAACCACCTTCGTGAAGAGGAGGGGTTACACTTTGAGTTTGACGATGACGAGTCGCACATTGAGAAACTAGCAACGAAAGTTTTCCCGAATAATTTCGACCAGGGCTTGACTTCTTTCGAGGATGGTCTATAATGGATGAACAAGAACCAACGAAGCTCCTTTGTAAGACAGAGTGCCCAGGTTGTAAACAGGTTTGGTCAAGAGAGATTTGGCCTGAGATGCCTTTGGGTGTCATGGCTCTTACCTTGTGCCCTGACTGTGACGAAGGTGAGAAAGTTACCTTGATTGGTAATTCTAAGGCGTGGGATGATATTAAGTGGCAGCTAGGAGATATGACTGACGGGTATCCCTCTAATAGAGGGTTTGATACCATTCATGTTCCAACTTATAGGGTAGACGATAAATGAGTACAGAATACTACTTAGTATGTCCAGACCAAAGAAAAGTGCTGGAACTTTACAAAGAACATCAGTATCTATATACACTTAACAGTATTGATTGTTATGTTGGTGGATACGAGAGCTTTCTAAAGGATTTACATGCAGAAGATTGGTTTAGTCCTAAATATGATGCTGCTGCTATTCTTACAAAAGTAATTGCTTTTCTTAAGGATTGTGATGGTGAAGAAATACTACACTTGAATGACAACGAGTGGATTGATTGGTGGTATGAGAATATTGCCCATCAATACGATGATACGATTGGTATTCCTGGTATGTCTAAGGCGTACCCAGATGATTGGACTGTTTATTATTGGTAAAGGTGATTAAGTGGACGTTGGATTGAAGATTGAGGGAAGGGACGACTGTCCTTTCTGTGGTGGTTTAAAAGAGCTACCTGTTTGTGCTTGGTGTGAAGAAGGTGCTAAGCACTCACACTGTGATGACAGTTGGACAAAACCTTGTGAGTATTGCGAAGATAAGGAAGTGGTACAATGAACAAAGAAATTAAATTCTACCAAGTAGGTGGTTGCGTGCGAGACGAAATCCTTGGGCTAAAGTCTAAGGACATCGACTACTCTGTAGTTGCACCCTCCTATGCGGCAATGAAGCTAGAGATTCAGAAGCGAGGTGGAGAAATCTTCCTTGAGAACCCTGAGTTCCTAACAATTCGGGCTAAGGTTCCTGGTATGGGAGCTTGTGACTTCGTTTGTTGCAGGAAGGACGGTGCTTATTCTGATGGGCGTCACCCTGAGAGCGTAGAGATGGGTTCTCTTGAGGACGACCTTGGGCGTCGTGACTTTACAATGAATGCGATTGCTAAGGGCGAAGACGGTAAGCTGATTGACCCTTTCGGTGGTCAGCGTGACATTGAGCGTCAGGTGATTGAGTCCGTTGGTATGGCTGAGGACAGGTTCCGAGAGGATTACCTGCGTATCCTGCGGGCTGTTCGGTTCGCTGTTACAAAGCGTATGGAACTGTCTGAGGAGGTTGAGCGAGCTTGCTCTAAGCTATACAGGGGAGTGCTTAAGGTTTCTGTTGAGCGTATTCGTGAGGAGCTACACAAGGCTTTCATGTGCGACACAATGGAAACACTTGGTCTACTGTCTCAGTATGGACTAGACGAGGTAGTGTTCAGTAAGAAGGTTGGCCTTCGACTCAAGCCTACACTGGAGAAGTAAGATGGAAGTACTTGAAAAACTAAGGTTAAAAGAAGACAAACTCAAAGTTAGTTTAGCTAAAGTAGAAGGGCAGATTAAATATCAACAATCTTTAACTACAGTTACTTGTATTTCTCATTGCAACCATGACTATGAGGACACTAATAAGAATGGGTGTGGTAAGACGAGTCAGATTAAAGACTTAGAATACATCCAAACCCACTGGTATGAAGACCCTTATAGTTGTATGGCTGGTGATAGATGGCATGAGGCTGAGGGGCAGTTCAACTGTCCACATTGTGGTAAATTAAATAGATTGTATAAGCGCGAAGAGATACAAAAGCTCAAGCATTTATTCAAATCTATAAGAAAGGTGTATAATAAGTAATAGTATGGTAGATGCGTCCGAGTTGGAGAGCGGAGCGAAGTTGTGACCTTCGTGTGCGTAAGCACTAGCGAGTTCGAGTCTCGTCATTTACCCTTATGGAGAAGCGGCACAGTATTGGTGAGGTGCAGCGGTTTGCTAAACCGTGGTCGTAAGGGCCTGTGGGTTCAATTCCCTCCTTCTCCGCTTACATTAATGAAATAAAGGAGTATAAAATGGGTCGATTGAGAAAAAGATTGGACGGACTAGAAGGACATGCTCATAGTACTATGTCTAGTGCTGACGCAAAGATAGAGAGAGTCGCCGGTTTGGTAGAGGATTTTATCCTTGACCTTCAAGACGGCATGGGTATCACGCTAGAAAGAACTGGTGAGGATTCTATTTATGATTTTCTTATTGGTAGGGTTGATAAGCTACCTCTCAAGGTAGTGATTGACATTTCAGAGGATGAACCAGAAGTTTAATCAAATTCCATCTACTAATTTAATAGGGACGCTGTAATGGTGTCCCTTTTCTTTTTGTATAGGTTCAAACGATGAACGAAAAAGAAGATGTTGTAGGTAAGCGTAGGACTAACCTTCTACGCCACATTGACAACGTAAGAAACAACTGCATTTTATTGTCAGCAAAACTCATTGAGAATGGAGAGATTGAGTTGGGCCATCAGCTAATAGCTAAGGGCTACGGTCACGACCAATCAAAATTCTATGGTATAGAGTGGACCTATCTTAATGAAGAAGCTAGGGAGAAATACCCCGACTTGTTTAAGGCAGCGCTCCTACAGCACGTTAGCGGCAACCGCCATCACCCAGAGGCATGGGCTGGTGGTATTAAGCAGATGGACAGGCTACACAGAGCAGAGATGGTATGTGACTGGGCCGCGCGTTCCTCAGAGTTTGGTAAAGACCTAAGGGAATGGATAAAAAAAGAAGCTACCAAACGCTTCGACTTCTCATTACAAAGCGGTGCCTACAAAGAGATTAAGGGGTTGGTTGATATGCTCCTAGATAACTCATTCTAAACCCCCTCTGGGGGTCTTTCTTTTCCTGCAAAAATTTCTTCTGCCCCTTGACAGGGAGCGTCTATCGTCTATAATAGGTCTATCAAGGAGAGCGATATGAAAATACAACAACTCAAAATCATTCAAGACGAATTAAGAAACCCTAAAGACATTATCCCTATGGCTAAGTTTGTAGTTGGGGGTGGTATCTTTTGTTTGGGTCATCTGGCTGAGTATTTAGATGTACTACCAAGCGAGGACTTGCTAATAGAACTGGTCCGCTTCCCAGATGGTGAGGTATACGTCCATGATGGACACCACAGGGCTGTGGCTATTTACCTAGCAGGTAGGAAGTTCCTCCATGAGGACGAGTACTACCTAGTAGAGAGAAGCTATGAAGACTATCAAGACATAGTCTTTATGAGAAACGGTTACTACTTTGGGTACGTCACCCCCTTTAATGTAAAGAGTGAGGCTAGGTTCGGAGACATTAGTGCCTGGAAGCACCGAGTCAAAAACATTTACTTTGAACAAAGCCCACAACATGCTAAGCATTTAATTGAAACAAGACCAGATTTATATAAGAGGGCAAAGAAGTTCTCTTCCGTTGAGGAACTAGCAAATGAAACTAGACATTACAAAAATCGAACAGGCAATTGAAGACGGCTGGGTTACAAAGCGTAAGCACCCTACTGCTGACTTGTGGATTCTAAACTACTCTAAGCAGACTCAGTTTGAGTTCTACTGGGAGCCAGGAACTACAATGACATGCCGTGGGCTAATTGTTGATGAAAAGTGGTCGGTTGTTTCACGACCTCTCGAAAAATTTTTCACACTAGACCAGCTTACTAGCATGAGAAATAAGGTACACCACCTGTATGGTATGAAGTTTAAGAACATGTTCAAGGGTAACTTTCGATGCTTTGACAAGCTAGATGGTTCCTTGGGTGTCTTGTACCCATTGGGTGACAAGGTGTGCGTTGCTACTAGGGGTTCGTTCGAGTCAGAAATGGCTGTTCGTGCTACTGAAATGTTAGAGGGGATGGGTCTAGCTGACCACTCTAAGTGGAAGACTGTTCATGGTGAGAGTTTGCTCGATGAAATGACTGTCATGGTGGAGATTATCTATCCAGACAACCAAATCGTTGTAGACTATAAGGGTGAAGAAAAGTTAGTCTTACTAGCTGTGGTTGACAAGAGAACAGGTAAGGATGACTGGTCTATGTACCGCATGTTTTCAAAAAAGTTTGAACCAGCTAAAGAGTTCTTCCACGTTCAAACTCTCGAAGACCTAACAGAAGAAGACTACAATGGACAAGAAGGTTATGTCCTAGTCTTTGACAATGGGTTACGAGTGAAGTGGAAGTACGAAGAGTACAAGAGGCTCCATCGTATCGTTACTGGACTAAGTGAAAACACAGTCTGGGAATGGTTGCGTGATGGTGTGGATATTAAAGATGTCCTAAAGGATGTGCCTGATGAGTTCTACAAGTGGGGCAAAGAGGTAGCATCAAGATTAAAGAGCAGGTTTAACGAGATTAACGAAGAAGCACACGATGCCTTTGTTAAGTACAATACGTTTAATGTTTCTCGTAAAGAACTTGCGGCTTGCATCAACCAATTTAAGTATAAAGGATTAGTTTTCTCTCTTGCAGACGGTAAGAGCATTAACCTATCCATATGGCAAATTATTAAACAGGAGATGAAGGATGAAAAAAGACATTCGCAACTTAAAGAAGGGTGATATTGTCACCTTCAAGGATGGAGAAACTATTGCGGATGTTCTAGCTGAAACAGGTAAGGCTGTTCTCGGCCAAGATTTAAGGGTCGAGAACGTCCTTACTATTAATCAGTCTCATGGTCTTGTTAGGTGGACTCGCGTTCATTTTACAAAGTCTGAGAAGACCCTAATAATTAAAGAGGTTGAAGACCTATGCGACGTAAGGATATGTTCTGCCCCAGAAAGTTTTGAGTGTGGAGACAGACAAGACCTTGATGATTCAGGTTGGTTAGAATATCTTTTTGACTTTGAGGAAGAGCAGACTTTAACAGAGCGTGACTTCCTAAGGCTCTTAAGTATGGACTATGATAATGAAGAGGCTGTAGAATTTAAGATTAAGGGCGGTGTCCTTTATGGTGAAGATAAGAAGGGTCGATTCTGCGGAGTAGCAGAATGGTCTGCCCTCTCTGATACTGACTACCCAGAAGTCATGGCGATTGAAATTGGTGGTGAGGACAGTGAGAGTGGTGGATACATTGAGTTGTACCAGGGTATTAACATGTTTGAAGAGGAGTATGAAGTATTATGAGTTTAATTGGAATTGTTATTGCTGTTGTTGCTGTGGGTATCTTTGCTGTATACTTGTTCCCTAAGCTAAAGTATCGAGCCCGAGACGTTCAGGATGCTATCAATAATAAGCTATCTGACCCAGTAAAAGACCACGGGCATCAGATTGATGACGCTAAAGATGCCGTCGTCAAGGCACAAGAAGAAGTTTTAGCTGCTATCACCTCCAACAAGGGGTTGAAACAAAGAGTTGAAGCATCAAAGAGGGAGATTAAGAGATACTCAGACCTATCTGTTAAGGCAGCTAGTGATGGAAATACTGAGGCGGTAACGACGTTCGTAAAAGAAAAGCAGCGCGCCGAGGCAAGAGCTAAGACATTTGCTCGTCAGATTGAGGCGAACGAACATATTATTTCTACTGTTAGGCAGCAGTTGGAAGTTCGTAAGGACCAAATAGAAGATGCTGAAATTAACAGGGAGATTCTTGAAGTTCAGTTGGTAGGCTCTAAGATGCGTCAAGACATGGCTAAGTTAGGGTCTGGGTTGGGTGAGACAGACTTGGGTGGACTAGGTTCACTACAAGAGCATGTAAATGCAGAGACAGCAAGAGCAGAGGCTTTCGAGGAAGTCTATGGTAAGGCTGATGTTGACCTTGAAGCTAAGTATAGTCAAGAGGGAGACAGTGTTGATGATGAAGTGCAGAAGTTGCTTGCCGCAGCTAAGGAATAAGAAAGGAAATTATGATAGGTAAACATGAGTTTGCGGAGTGGACTAGAAGAGTTCAGGCAATTATAGACAATATAATTATTCCCTGGGAGATACATCTTCTTGAGGATAAAATCTTTAAAGATACAAACGGTAACGGTAGGCTATACCTACAGATTCAGTTTGATGACATTGATAATGTGACTGGAGAGGAAGGCTACAGGGCCTACTGTCGCAAGTTCTACTTGTCTCCACACATGACTACTCAAGAAGTTGTTCGTACTGCATGGAAGGCTTACGAAGCTGCCGTAATACATGAGGCTTCGGAAAAATTTAAATTCCTAGGTCAAATGATTTACGGCCCACACATTAGCGTTGGTGCATTGGCTAGTATTGCTAATGAGAGAGACGTTCGTATTGGTGATGTTGAACCTACTAAACCTAAAATGACACAGGCCGTATTTGCCTGGGCTGAAGCTGGAGGAACTAATGGCTAAGATATGGATTATGAGGGGGCTTCCTGGCTCTGGCAAGAGTACGAAGGCTATTAAAATTTGTAAAAATAATAATTGGCCCACCATAGTAAGCTCAGATGACTACTTTATAGCAGGTGATAACTACTACTTTGACCCGATGAAGCTGGGCTCAGCACACCGCTGGTCACAATGGAAGGTTCGTCAGCTAATCAATGCTGGTCGAGATGTTATCCTAGACAACACTAACCTACAGTGGAAAGAGATGAAGTCCTACATAGTTAATGCTCTTGAGGCTGGCTACGAGGTAGAGATTGTTGAGCCTGATACGGAGTGGGCCTGGAACATCGACAAGTTAATTGAGAAGGGTAGTCATGGGGTTCCTCGTGACACCTACGAGAGTATGATGGCTCGCTACGAACCGCTGGCTGACATACTTGTGAAGCTAGAGAAAGAAAGGGCTAAGTACGATGGATGCTAACCTAAACATGTGGGACTACTGGAGAGATAAGTACGGCCTTACTGAAGCTATTGAGGAATACTTTCCTGACTTGCTTGGTAAGAACAAGGACGTTCAGTATGGCATGGCTATGGTTCGTGCTGGAGAAGCCCTAATTGAAAAGACAATGAATAAGCTCGTCGCGGAAGACGATGCATTCTATGAGGATGAATAAGAATGAAGATTTACATAACATCAGATACTCACTTTAACCACACTAACATCTGTGGTCCCGCCATCTCCTCATGGGACGGTGGATACAGACACTTTTCTTCCCTGCAAGAAATGAATGATACTATCATCGACAACATCAATGCTGTCGTTGGTAAGAATGATGTACTCTATCACCTGGGAGACTTCGCCTTCGGAAATAAGAAGGAAATCCCTACTCTGAGAGAGCGTATCAACTGTGGTACAATTCACCTCCTGTATGGCAACCATGATGAGGCTATTGAGCATAAGTTTCCTGAATATCAGAAGCTCTTTGCTTCAACAGGCCACTATGTTGAGAAGCGTGTCAATAAGAAGAAGGTTTGTATGTTTCACTATCCTATTGCTGCGTGGAATGAGAATGGTCGTGGGTCTATCAACCTACATGGTCACTCTCATGGTAACTTTAAGGCAGTAGGGCGTCAGCTAGACGTTGGTGTTGACTGTCACGACTTCAAGCCTCTGTTGCTTGAGGATGTGGTTGCTCAGGTCAGGGAGTTGGATGTTATTACTGTTGACCATCATACTAGGGAGACTAACTATGGATGATATAGAATATGTTGTTGAATGGGATTTGTCTGCTGAGGCACTAACAAAAAGGATTAACTTAAGGTTAGGGTCAGGGTGGAAATTTCATGGAAGCCTAGTTTGCTCTCAACATCGTTTATATCAAGCTATGATTAAAACTAAGGGGGATGAGGCTGACGAGCCGAATCCTAGGTAGTGTGTAGGATAGGTGGGAGACTGAGAAGCATAGGCACAAGTCATGTGGAGTCGTTCTTGAAATACCACCCGCTACCTTTCCTTTTTTCTCAGAAAAACCCGTCGTCCCCCTTGACAAAACGGTTCCATCCCCTATAATAGCTTTATACGAGACAGGAAACAACGGAGGTCACTATGAAGGCTGGAGATATTGTTTATATTAAGTCTGAGCTAAAGCAAGGACATGTTGAAGGTTTCGAGATTACCAGTGAGTATAAAGCCACCCTTCCTCTCTATGATTGGTGGCTAAGAATTGAAAGATATGGGGAGCCGGATTCGTTCGCCCCCTACAAAGAAAGTGAGTTGACATTAGACCATGAAATATATAGTTCAAGACATGAAACTAAGCGATAGTCACCCAACTAATCCTGGGGAAAAAGTCTTTCGCCTGTTGAATCTCCACACCAGACTGCTGAGCCTGGGATATTACACCAGCTTTGATGCGTGTGTGAAGATGTGCCAGAAAAAGAATGAGAAAGAATCACCATTACCGTCTTAAGTATCCCTTAGGATATTTTAGATACTTTTTGGGAGAATAAGTGTATAATATGATACGAATGGGGCGATTAGTATAATGGTCACTACGGCTGGCTTACATCCAGCAGCAGGGGGTTCGATTCCCTCATTGCTCACTCCCGTCATTGCGGTGGCATGTTGCCGACAGACGTAAGATAAGCGTAACACATGCAGTTACTGGACACGACTATAGAAGTGTCTAGGTAGGAAAAGGGTTGGCTTGGAAACCGACTACGTCCTACCGAGCTTGGAAGGTAGGCAACTATTGGTTCGTTGCGCTGGTTTTGAAAACCAGTTGTCGTAATGGCAGGGATTGGGTTCGATTCCCCCACCTTCCGCTTAATAAACAAACTTTAGATAGAGAGATAACATGGCTGGTACATTTACCCTTACTCTGTATGGTACGTTAGTCAACGGAGAACACACTGAGACATTTGGTACTTCCTCTAAGTCAAGTATTGTTCAGACTGGTCAGGGAGTTCAGGGTTCAACCGTTGCGGTTGGCACTTCTGAAGAGGTTATGGTCACTGGTGATATTACTACAGAAGGTATCATATATTTGAAGAATCTTGATTCTGTAAACTACGTTACGTATGGTCCTGAAAATGCTGGCTCCCTAGTTAATTTTGGTAGGATTGCTGCTGGTGAGGAGGCTTGGCTTAGACTTGAGCCAGGAATCACATTTAGGTGGATTGCTAATACTGCTGAAGTTAAAGTTTTAATGAAATTGTTTGAGGACTAAGGTTCTCTTTTGCTTCTGGTTACTGGTGTACGTCGCTGTCTTGTAAACAGCTAACCTCCGTTCGATTCGGAGTAGAAGCTCTTGCGGGTGGTAGGTCGGTTGAATCACTAAACTAAGAAAATGTCTAGTGGGTTCTTAATCTTGCTAAGCCTCATAAGCTAAGTATAAGCAGGTTCGACTCCTGTACTCCGCTACTTGTCCCACTGTCATCGGGACACAAAACTAGTTTACCCTTTCGGAATGACGGGTGATTAGACTGCTTGCAGTATAGATGAAAGGTCGTTCTAAACTTCCTCTTCCATGAGGGAGAATAGAGCATGGAGACTAGAGGATAAAACCTGTGGCAGGGTAGAAACCTCTCAGTAGCTAGACGGTAAGAGTGAGGGTGCCATCCCTTATGTCTGCTGAAAGGAACGATAGTTTTTGGGTGTTTTCCTGATGTACGTCATCGGTTCATAGCAAATGAATCTGGGAAATAAAATACCATAGCAGTAGGAGGAAGTGCCTACGGTTGTTGGCGAAAGCTGATGATGCTGCTCGAAAGAGGTAAGCTAGACGGACTTCCCAGGTCTTGAAGGTTTACGAATGAAGGGTGTGGTGGCTGCAACCACTATGTTTTAAATCCAGAACTTCTACTGCTAATTCAGCGTGCTGTTGCGTGGGTGAGAACTCAACAACAGGGGTGAAGTTTGCGAAGGCTGTTATAGGTCGTGTAGTACTCCGAGAGGAGGTCACAAACTGAGAACATAAACTGCTAAAGTTCTCTTTTTTATACCAGTGTCCCAAGGTCAGGGAGTGTGCTTTCATAAGGCATTACGCTGAGGTTCGAGTCCTCTCACTGGTACTTATATGAGGGGACGGTACAAATGGCTGTCAGCAGAAGCTAGACTCAAGCGGGCTGTGGTATGCGTCGTGCAAGGGTCATTCCCCGCAACCCTCTCCATTGGTCATTAGTGTAATGGTAGCACTAGAGACTCTGAATCTCTCAGTCTAGGTCCGAATCCTAGATGACCAGCTTAAAGGACAAAAACTATGGACGAAGTAATACTGATGCACCCCATGAAGACCGGGGGGCGCACACTGATAGTTAAACTCAGGAAGCATGGAATGTTATATGCTGATGGACTATTAGCTCACGATACACTTAAAGAAGTTGTGGGAAGAGTTGGTGGATATGATTCGTTTGTATCCCGCACCTCCCTCATGGTGGCAAGAAACCCCTACTCAAGGTTGGCTTCTTTCCATCGCTTCTGCGCGAGGCTACCTAAGTCTCATGCTTACGAGTATTGTCTTACTTCATTTGAAGATTTTGTCTTAGAGCATAAAGATATATTAACAACACTATGTACTCCCCAACATAAATACTTTATGTATGAGGGTAAGTGTATAGTAAATTACATAGCAAAGTTTGAGAAGTATGGACCAGAAGTAACGTGGTTCTTAAGAAGCATTGGGATTAATGACCCAATTAAGACAGATAACTTTCGTATGTGGAAGGAGAAGTATACTCCTGAGACACAACGTATTGTTTATGAGGCTTTTGAACAAGATTTTAACCTGCTCGACTATGAGTTTGAGATTGATGAGGAAGAGGTTAGGTTTAAGCCTGTAAGGTCTCTACCTAATATTCAGGATGAGTTGAAGTTGCTCTATCCTAAGAAGCATTGGTTCTTTTGGACAAAGTAATTAATATGGACTATGGCTCCTCTGGTTGGGGAGGCCGCTCTTATAAGGCGGATGTGCGGGGTTCGATTCTCCGATAGTCTACTGAGTTTGATAGTATGGGTTATGTGTCGCATGGCGAATAAACTATACCTACAAGCTCTTGCGTTCGCCCTCTCTGGTAAGGGGCTGAGTCGAGGGTTGCCATGCAAGCAACTGATACAGACTCCTTGACTGTGACCAGCACAGGACATGACGCTTCTAAACGGTATGGAGATGACTTACGAAGTTTGAGGGTTGGTGGTGGGAACATAGCGGTGATACTGGTGTATACGGGAGGCTTTGAACTTCCTAGGCTTAGTCCGATTCTAAGTGCCGCTGCTTTTTTGATTCAAGAGTAAAGATTATGGATTTATTAACTTACTATGGGGTGGACTGGCTTGCTGAAGCACTGGTCCTTATTGGATATGCTCTTATAGTATACAAATCCCGCAACGGTTGGTTAGTGTCTGCTACTGGCAGCCTAACCTTCGTTGCATTCGGATTTATGTCTGGTAGCATCGCAGTGATACTATCAAGCCTGGTATTCCTAGCATTAAACATACTAGGATACAAGAACGGTAAGCCTGATTAGTATAGCGGTTATTATTTAACTTTGGTATAGTTAAGAGGACAGTTCGACTCTGTCATTAGGCTCTATGATTAAACAATATATATGCCCTAAATGTTATATCGAGTGGGGCAGACCAACAAAAAAACAACAAACAAATCTTTTGTGCAGGGATAAGTGTAATCCTGTTGACAAAAGTAATCCTGTTGACAAAAGTAATCCTGTTGACAAAAGTAATCCTGTTGACAAAAGTAATCCTGTTGGTAAGAAACAACAACCAAAAGTAGTAAAGAAGTTAGAGCCTATAGATGCTTTCTTCTTACATCCTGCTAAGACAGGTGGTACTGCCATAAAGGCTGCTGTAAAACAAACTAATATGAACTGGGGATGGCCTAAAAAACCAGGGTTTGCTAAGTGTTGTTCTTCGACGCATTCCAAAACAGAAGAACTTTTTAATAGAAATATTCTTTCAAAGGATATGTTTATAGTAACCTCAATAAGAGACCCTTGGGAAAGATGTGTTTCTTATTATTATTTTTGTCAAAGAACTAAACAGGGTGGAGCTAGAAACATGGGATTTAAACCCTTCTGTTTAAATGTCATACCTGATTATAAAAGATTTAAGCATATGTTTCCCTGTTGGGAGTATGCTCAGTATGCTGATGCTACAATAGACTTTAATCATATGCAAAGAGATTTTGATTCTGTTTGTAAAAAATTAAATAAAGAGAGTATTACTATACCAATAGTTCAAAAGATGGTTACTAATTATGAAAAACCTTATCTTGATAATTACGACCAAGAAACATTAGACTTTGTTGAGGAAATGTTTATGGATGACATTGTTCATCTAGGCTATAGGAAACCAACGCTTGAGGAATAAATTATGATGTTCAGCCCACCTATTTTGAGTAATCAAATACTAGATAGTATTCATCCCCCTATCTTATTAGAAAATGAAAGTAAGACAGAATTTCCTTTGGATTTTTTACTCTCTCATAGTGAACAACTAAAGAAAGAACTGCGGTTGCTCTTAGAGAAAAACGATACAATACCTGGAAGATAAGCGAATGGTTAGCAGACTCCTTGGAAAGGAGTTGCCCTGAAATACGGGTTGCGGGTTCGAGCCCCGTGTCTTCCGCTTAGTGGACCTGCAATTTCACTACACAGCTCACGTACATATGTGCGTGGGCTTTTTTTACACACCTACAGAAACAAAGAGAGATACTATGCTAGACTTACAATTTAAAAGACTGGACGATGCTGCTACACTACCAACCAAATCAAATCCTAAGGATATGGGCTGGGATATTTATGTTGTTGCCGATGTTAGTTTTCGTAGTCTTCCAGTAAGTGGGTGCGGCCCTAATTGCACCAGCTACATTAAGACAAAAACCCTTATGCCAGGACAATCACATAAGTTTAAGACAGGTATCGCCTGTGCTATCCCAGACGGATATGGTATGATGTTCTGGGATAGGAGTGGTCTTGGGTCGAAGGGCGTTCATAGATTAGCTGGGGTTATTGACTGTACTTATCGGGGTGAATGGCAGATTTGTTTAACCAACCTGGGCGGTAGGGCTATTAAAATTACAGAGGGCGACCGCATCGTACAGGGTGTTCTTCAACAGATGGTTGAGGCTGAGGCTCGCTGGGTTGATGAGTTGGATGAGACTGAGCGCGGCGAAGGTGGATTTGGTTCAACAGGAGCATAAGATGAAAAATACAGTGATTATTTTGGGAGCCTCTTATAGATGTGGCTCCACCTTTGTCCAGAGACTATTAAATTCGATTCCAGATGTGTTAATCCTAGGTGAGGAAAACATGGTTCTACCTAGCTCAGGGAAAAGTATATCTTCCTCATTGAGGAACGAAGAGGGGGCTAAGGAGCAGAAAGAAAAGGTCTTGGGTGGTGAGGATTGCTGGCAAGCTAATCTTGGTATGGAACCAGAGTCAGTAAGCAGAGCAGCAGGGGCATATTACTATCAGTGGTTTATGGATTCCTATAAGAGTATGGGGTATGAAAAATCTCCAAGCACTATGGGTTTTAAGAGTTTATTTGCAACAAGAGATACTCTTGGCGGGGCAATAAATATCTTTAAAAACCCGTATATTATCTTTTTACACAGAAACCTTAGGGATTCTTTTGCTTCATATAGTAAGTGTTCATGGAAAGGGTATAACTTTAGAGAGTTTTGTGGTATGTGGCAAGATTCTATGGCTTTAATGACAAGTCCCTACGATGATATTCTTAGTTCGCGAGTCAAATATGAAGACATTAAAGACTTTGGGTGGCTTAAAGATATGGAAGACAAACTTGGCCTAGATATTGACTGGGATAAAATAGATAAGGTGGCAAGTTCTAAAATTAGAAACGCTAAGCCTGAGCAAGACGTAGAGCTTGACGAGAAAGATAAGATTGTACTGGAGAATCTATGCCCTTAAATTTAAATTCTTTCTCATGTGGGTGTTGGGAATCTCTTGATGAGAATGATACAGTCGTCGATAAAGGGTGCTGTTTGAGACATGAAATAGAGATGCTTTTGGAGGATAATCGTGACAAAATGCACAGTGTGTAAGGTTCCTGTTGCAAAGTACTGCACTCATTGCAGCAAATGCATGGATACTTTAGAGGTCCAAGACTGGAGAACATACGAAGGGACTCTTCTAAGAAGAGAGATTAAAGAACTATTGGAGACTAACGATGGAAGAAAATGAAAATAAAACAATGAGCTTCATGGGAGCTAGGCAACCAACGGGTTATGGGATTGCTGGAACGAGTGTAGCCTGTGCCTTTCATAATCTCGGTCACAAAATTACCTTCCATGATATAGCTGGACAAGCCGTTTATTATAACAGCCATAAAGAGCAATTAATACTAGAAGAGATAGTCAACCAGGGTGTTATGTTTAATTATGACGCTCCGTGCGTTAAAATGTGGCACCAGTTCAATATGGATAAGTGGATTGGTAGAGGTAAGAAGATTGGCTGGCCCATCTTTGAGCTAGATAGTTTTAACGAGGTTGAAATGCATCACCTTGCTTTCCCTGATGAACTAATAGTCTGTTCACAGTGGGCAGCCGACATAATCGAGGCTGAGCTTAAGCGTAAGGCACACGTAGTCCCTCTTGGTGTAGACCCCTCAGTATTTTATCCTGGAGAAAAAGAGCGAGACGACAGTAAACCATTCACCTTCTTAAATATGGGTAAGTGGGAAGTCCGTAAGGGACACGATGTATTAGCCGACATATATAATATGGCCTTCCGCAAGGATGACAATGTTAAGTTGGTGGTACACGCCCCTTTTGCAGCGTCTGAAAAAGAAAGACAAGACTGGATTTCTTACTACAAGAACACTAAGATGGGGGACTCTATTGAGTTCTTACAAAGAAAACTCCCAACTCATAAAGAGGTGGCTCAGTGTATGAGGGAGCATGACTGCGGTATCTTCCCTGCCAGAGCCGAAGGTTGGAATATGGAGTTGCTAGAGATGATGGCTGTCGGTAAGCCTGTCATCGCCCTTAATGCTAGTGCCCAAACTCAGTACTGCACTGAGGATAACTGCCGTCTAGTTGACTTTGAGGAGCTAGAGCCAGCAGTAGACGGTATTTGGTTCCACGGTCAAGGTTCATGGCCTAAGATTGATACCAAGCAGATGCAGGATATGGCAGACCATATGCGTGCTGTGTATGAGAACTGGCAGTTTAACGAAGCTGGTGTTCAGACTGGTCAAGCCTTTTCTTGGGAAAATTCAGCGAAAATACTTGCCGAAATTTTGTAGGTAGCTCTTGACAAATGCCAGCTATCCCCTATAATTTAGGAAACAACCGAGTTCTTTTGGAGATTGAATAATGAATGGTATTGCGATGGCAAGAAAGTTTTCCCCTCTTTATAAGATTGATAGTAAGGGGAAGGTTAGGGTTTGGGAAATTAGTATTTCTGATGGAGTAGGTCTCTATCCTCAGTATATTATTCGTCATGGGGTTCATGGGGGCAAAATGGTGAAGACATCAACCGACATTAAGGTTGGTAAGAATATTGGTCGTGCTAATGAGACAACAGCAGCAGAGCAATGTTCGATGGAGGCACAATCTTTGTGGAACAAGCAGCTAAACCGTAAGGGTTATAGTCAGGCTATCCCTTCATCTGGTACGATTCAAAAGTTTAGTCCAATGCTAGCTAAATCATACAACAAACCTGGGACTGACCTAACAGACTTGAAAGACGGTCATCATATTGGATACCCTTGTCTCTATCAACCTAAACTAGATGGTATCCGCTGCATAGCTAGTACCGATGTTCATTCTAATGGTGCATATAGTATCTACCTTAAGTCAAGACAGAATAAGGTATTTTACTCTCTTCCTCATATCTGTGATGAAATTCAAAACATGAAATACTTTCAGGTTACTGGCTCAAAACTCTATCTGGATGGAGAACTCTATGTCCACGGCGATGAGTTTCAAGACCTAGTCTCTGCAATTAAGAGAGATAAGCCTAGTGAGGATAGCCCTAAGGTTCAATACCACATCTACGATGTCTACGATAGAGATAATCCTGACTGGCCCTGTGATGAGCGAATGAAGTGGCTGGAGCAAAATCTTGTCACCAGCGACACAATCAAACTTGTCAAAGCAGAGACCCTTAACAATGCTAGTGAGGTTCGCACCCAACTAGACGCTCAGATTAAGCTGGGTTATGAAGGTATTATGCTTCGCAACACAGATGGTGTCTACAAGGCGAGAGGTCGAAGCAAAGACCTACAGAAGGTCAAGCTGTTCATCGACGAGGAGTTTGAGATTGTAGACGCTAAGGAAAACAAAGGTAAGATGGCAGGTCAATGCACCTTCATCTGTAAAACTAAAGACGGACACACCTTCGGGGTTAAACCAGAGGGTACTGATGCAGTAAGAAAACAGTATTGGGTGGACTGGCAGGCTGGCACTCTGATGGGCAAAATGCTCACAGTACGCTTCTTTGCCTGGACCACAAGTAAGAAGAGTGTACCAAGATTCCCAGTGGGAATTGCCATAAGGGATTATGAGTGATGAAATACCTTAATAAGATTAAGCAGATAGTTGGCTCTAAAAAGAAGGTCGTACTAACCGTCACTGGTGGTGGGACCGGAGTGTTTGGACACCTACTAAACTATGGTGGTGGGTCGGAGTTCCTAGTAGAGGGTATTATCAACTACTCTATGGAGAGTACTCAAGACCTAATAGGTACACCAGACAGTTATGTTAGTAAGGAGGCCGCCCTTAAGTTGGCGGTAGCTGCCTACCAACGGTGTGTCAAGCTGGGTGTTGACCCTAAGGAAGCACACGGAGTATCAACAACGGCCAAGCTGGTGACTGAGGGTGAGCGAGAGGGTAGGGTCCATGAGATTTACGCGGCCTACCACTCAAACGACAAGTCCTCGTATGTCCACCTGAGGTTTGAACATGATAGGTCTCGCGTGCAAGAGGAGTATCTCTGTGAGAACTTTATCTTAGATGCCCTAAACCAATGGTTCTGTGGGGTGGACATTGCTGATAAAAAGAACGGTCTTTTTACCTGCATGAAAAAGCCAGAGGTTATAGTGGGAGATACGTGTGAGACTAGCCCTGAAATAAAAGAAATAATTCGCGACAACCGGAAAGTAATCGTTATTCATAAGTCTGAGGGCACTTGGAGCCAGCGAGATTTGGAGAAGAGTCGTCCCCTTATTTTTCCTGGGTCGTTTAATCCTATTCATGCTCAACACCTAAGGATGGCTGACGCTGCCTATAAGAAAACAGATAAGCAGGTATGGCTAGAACTATCTATAGGTAATACAGACAAGCCAGCTCTTGATTATATTACTTTGAGGGATAGAGTCTTAGATATTATAAATAAGGTTGCCTCTAGGGATAGTGTCGCTGGGGTAGTCATTTCTAATGCACCACTCTTTATCCAAAAAGCTGAGGCTATCAACAGTTGTGCTACCTTTCTAATGGGGATGGACACATTCAATAGAATGAATGAAAAGAAGTATTATCCCAAGGAAACTAAACATATCCTTGATGGCTATTGGGTAAAGCTAATGGTCTTCAGTAGGAAGGGAGACAAGAGAATTTATCCTTCTGAGTTTGGAGACATAACAACTTTCATTTCAAAGCAAGAGTATAAAGATACCGGACTATCGTCCACACAGATTCGCAACGCTAAAAATTAAGAGGCACTACAGATGAGTATTGATATAGTAGCAATTGGAGACCAACTGATTGAATATCCCGAAGCTAAAGAAGAGAACTTCGAGGTATCTTTTGATAAATATCTAACCATAGCAAAGAAAACAATAAGAACTTTTGCTGCTAGGTTTCGTCCAGGTCTAGTAGAACAAATGATGAAGAGCGATGACGCTATTTCCAATGTAGCAACAGCTATTATGATGGCTGACTGGAGATGGAGTTCTGAGTATAAGAGCAGTACTGGCAAAGTAAGAACTAAGTATTGCTATCGTAATCAGTGTGCCATCTGGGCTATTCAAGCCTACGTTGGTAGACAAGCTAAGGCTCCAAGGGTTGATTCCTTAGATAGAACCCTGACTCACGACAGCGAAAAAGAAAATAGTCTTTCACATAAGATTCCTTCAAAAGATTTGGGACCGCAGGAACAAGCAGAGAGTAATGAGAGTAAGAAGGTTTTAGATAAGATTCTTAATCGTTCAGGTCTAACAAACAAACAAGATAAGTATATTAAGCAGTACCACATGGAGGGCTTGACGTATCAGCAGATTGCTGACCAAGTAGGTTCAACGAGAGAAGCTGTTCGTCAAATTGTAGATAGAGCAATGAGTAACATTCGTCAATTCGGAGACATCCATGAGTAATATTCAAAAAGATTTAGCATTTGGTCGGGCAGCAGAAGATAGGGTCGTTAAGCTATACAAGTCCAGCGGCTTCGACTCTAACATCCAACCAAACAAAGGTAAATTTTCTGACTGGGATATTGAAAGTAAATGCCCTATAAAAGGAACTTTGCTTTTTCACAACTTTACCACTGAGGTGAAGCATGATGCGTATGCTGCTCGTAGTGGTAACATTGCAATCGAAATGTTTAACCCTAAGTCTGGCAAACCTAGTGGTTTAATGGCTACAAAAGCAGACTTATGGGTACACATCATATCGGACGGTGTTTATGTTGCTAACACAGAGCGGTTGAAAAAGTGGGTAAATGACACGCCCCCTAAGAGAGTTATAACTGCGGGTGGTGATGGCAATGCGACACTTTATCTGTATAGTATTGATGTTATCTTCGATGAAACAGAGGGCTCATTGTTCACAGAGATAGATGAATTGGACTCAGACAGCAGAAGAGAGGTAATTTTTGGCTGTTTAAATGAAGATTTACGGATGCTTTAATAACTAACCACTTAATTTAGGGTATAATACTAGTGAACGTACAAATAAAACTATTGATATTAAGCCTCGACTATAAAGACAACTCTGTTTTTATCTTGTCTGACGAGGAAAGCGAGGCTAAATTGCCTTCTGTCACCCTTAAAGAGGGTGACTTAGACAGGCAAATAAAGAGATTATTTAAGGAGTATTGTAATCTTAGTTGGGGTTTTATCTCTTGTGAACTAACAGATGTTAAACAGAAAAAAGATATTCTTGAAGTTTATTACGGGATTATCGTTCCTAATGATATCATTATGAACAAAGGCTATAAATACATTGTTGGCCCTGCTGAGGGTGAGGAACTTAGGACTTTAGTTAGTGGAGTGGCGAATACATTATGAGTAGATTTTTAGATAGGCTTGTTGGACTAGACCTACCAACAGCAGAGCGTTTACTAGAGATACAAGCACAAAAACTTCTCCAAGACAGGGCATTAGAGATGGCTTCCCGGTCGCCCGAGTCTATTGAGTTGGGTGGTCTTGCTAGTGATTCTCTTGCCCAGGTTAAGATTGTACTGAAGTCAGACAATGACTGTAATGTTATTCTAGAGATAGCGGAAGACCTAAGTACACAAGAGGAGGCTTCAGCTATTGCTCGAATGCTATTCTCTCTTAATGAGGGTAAGATGAAGGGGACGTTTGCTGGTATCATTCAGCAACAGATGCTAACTGATGTTAGGGACACTAATTTTGGTCAGGCTATTATGGATGCTTGGGAACAAGAGTATGCTGAGCATGATGATGACTGTGTCCCTCCCTCTCAAGCACTAACGGGAGCACCCTAATGTTAGCATACTTAGGCATAGTAAACTATGTAGTTAGATGTGGCGTCCGTAAGAAGAACAGAACTGGTATCGACACCATCGTTGTTCCTAATATGCACTTCAATCACGATATGAGTGAGGGATTTCCCGCTCTGACTACTAAGAAGTTGGCCTTCAAGACACTGAGTGTGGAGCTTGAGGGTTTTATTGGTGGTATCACAAGTAAGAAGTGGTATCAGGAACGTGGTTGTAAGATTTGGGATGAGTGGGCTAATCCTGAGGCCGTTAATGAAGTGGTCAGGGGAGATTGGAACGTCATTAGTAATGGTGTTGACTACCCCTTTCCAGATAGGAAGAAGATACAGGCGAGACTTAATGACCTTGGACCTATCTATGGTTATCAGTGGAGAAGATTCAACGTCCCTTATGACTCAGACGAATACATCCTACACTCAGGCCAGCCAGAGTGTCCCGTCAATGAGAAGTTAGAACCTCACGACGAACCCTACGACCAACTAGCAACCATAGTTAAAACACTAAAGGAAAACCCTAACGACAGGCGTATGGTCTGCTCAGCATGGAATCCCAATCAACTAAGTCAGATGGCCCTGCCACCATGTCACTTTGTGTGGGAGCTAACCCACGTTGACGGAACACTAAACTTACACTGGACCCAGCGGTCATGCGACCTGATGCTCGGTGTCCCCTTTAATATTGCAAGCTATGCTCTACTACTAGAGCTACTAGCTAAAGAAGCTGGCATGAAGCCAGGAAATCTCAGTGGTATGTTGTGTGACTGCCATATATATGAGAACCAAATTGAAGGAGCTAAGCTTCAACTGAAGCGAGAGCCCCTTAAACTACCTACTTTAAAAATCTCTAACTTTACCAATATTTTTGAATGGACACACGAAGACGTAGAATTGATTGACTATAATAACCTCGGCAAGATTGACTTTGGTGGAGTAGCGGTATGAGGAATAACATGTCTGAAAAGAAGAAAACGTCACCCCAAGAAATAATCAAGAGAGCGCATAAGTCTGCTTCTATGGCTATCGGAGATAACTTCGAAGCTATAACTGCTGATGAAGCACACACTAGAACAGATGACAAGCGGTTCATTGCTTGGGAGAAATGGGTTGACCCATATGGAGACAACTGGGAAGAGCATGAATGGCCTGGGGCTTTTAGTCCTGGTGGTGCTGAGATGGAATTTGACGAAGATAATATCGAAGAGGTAGGTATGCCTATCGACCTAGGTAGAAATATCCGAATCTTAAATACTCCGCTTGGTATTATTCCACTAACCGAAGAGAGTAAACCTAGTACTGTATTCAACTTCTGGCTAGCTGTAACCAACTTTCCAATTACTAGAAAGATGGTCTCTATTCTAGACGATGTAGAAGGAGTAGAAATACTAACTATCTATACCAGGTACAGATTCCGTATTAGTATAGGTAAGTTGTTTAAGGACCGTGAAGTAATGGACAGGATTAATAGAAGAATGGCCGCATACCTTGAACACAAAGAGAGTAAAAAATGCCAATTAAACTTAACGGGCGAACTCTACAGGAAAAAAGCCAACTAATATCTGATATACACGACCACTCTATAAACTATGAGTCTCGTGAGATATACATGCACTCTGCCTTTCAAGAAGAGGAGGAGGGTGTTGACTTTAGGATGTGTACTAAGTTAGTAAAGAACCTAAACATCCTATTTCACATGTCTCCCACTGAACCTATCTTGATTCATCAGCTTACGGTTGGTGGAGACTGGAACTATGGAATGGCAATGTATGATGCTATTAAGTCATGTTCATCTTCTATCACTGTCCTTGCTTATGGACATGCAGGCTCAATGAGTAGCCTTATCTTTCAAGCGGCTGACTATCGCGTCCTGATGCCTAACTGTGAGTTTATGATTCACGAAGGGCAGATGGGTGCCGATGGAACAACCAAAGGTTTCTTATCTGTAGCTGAACAGCTAAAGAAAGACAACAAGACCATGATTGACATCTATCTTGAGAAGACCAAGAAGGGTGAGAAATGGAAAGGTAAGACAGACAACTGGATTCGCAAACAACTACAAACAAAGATGGACCTCAAACAAGAATGGTACTTAAACTCAAGGAGCGCTGTGGAATATGGATTTGCAGATGCTGTTCTTGGAGATGAGAACTATGAGAACATCGAAGTATTATTAAGGCACGAGGAATAAATGTATGTAGAATTAGCCTGCTTAGACAAAACCTCTACAGCAGATGACACAAGAAAACATGTTTTTGCAGCGAGCGAACTAGCCCTAAACGGAGTAGTGGTTCTACCGCCCTATATCACCGAGGCAAGACAGTATGTTCCAGACATGGTATTAGCGGCGCCTATAGACTATCCTTATGGGACTATGGATACCAAAATACGGGAACATGCTGTGCTTTCAGCACTCAGAAAAGGAGCCAATACGGTTGATTTGGTTCTGAACCATACGATGGTGGTGAATAAGAGGCTTGAGGCCATGCTCGATGATATTGAGACATGTCAAAAGATATGCTATGAGAATAGAGCCGCCCTCAGAATCATGCTAGAATATAGAATATATGATAATTCTAAGCTATTTCTTGACACGCTGGATATGCTAGAGCTAATAGGGGTTGAATACGTTCTTCCTGCAACAGGGCTTAGGGTAGATAATTTTACCGATAGTCTTATGGCCTCTAGAGGTATGACTCAAAGAAATAACCTTAAAATCATAATGAATGGTGGGATTTTTACCAAAGAACAGTATGAAATAGTTAAAAAGGCTGGTATTTATGGAATTAGATTTACGTCCATTCCACTGGTTCAAAATATTTTCGGTGTATAATAGAATGAAGAAGAATAAGGATTTGATTATAGGAATTACACAGGATAGGTGTTAGTAGCAATATAAAGGTAAATTCAAATGGCTACAAAAAACATCACAGCTTTCAAGATTGTCAACCCAGCAGCAGGTAACGATTATTTCGATACATCCGCTACCGCTACTACGAGTTCGACACAACCTACCCTTAATGTTGGTAGGGCTACAAACTTAGGTACATCCGCAAGCACTACAAGTGCAGGCATGACCCGTATTGATATGGGTGACGGTGGACGTACTATCTTTGGTTCACAAGTACTTGTTTCTGCTCGTCAGGGCGTTCAAGGTGCTGACGTATCCGGCTCAACAGCTATCACTAGTGTCGCAGATAGTAGCGGCTTAGCTTTGTTTACTTTGACCAGTCACGGTCTAAGTGTTGGAGATAGCATCGTTGTTTTAGATGATGGTACTAATAAGGGTGTTACGGGTCCACAAAGAGTTATTGAGGTTCCTCTCTCTAGTACTTTCCGCACAGACAAGGCATATGCCGCTGCTGTTGGAAGTCTAACCTACGGTACTGTCCAAGGCGACTTCGCCACAATGACAGCGGGACAATATGTTGCCCGTCGTGTTAGCGGTATGACTCTTCGTGGTACAGCAAGCAACATTCTTAGGAGTGGTGGTTCTGACTATGCGATTCGTCGTTCTATTCATAAAGTAGAAACCGCATTCCGTCACGACGGTGTTGCTACTGCTATCCGTGCTGGTTATTGGGATGAGTACAGTGCTACGTTCACTACTGCCCCAACAGCTACTAATAGCAGCGTTGGAAATGTCGCTGGCTCTACCGTTACTGATGGTACTGCTGACCATGCAGCCCAACCTACTCGCGCTATTCCAGGTGAACTGGTTTATCGTCAGAGTGGTGCGCAAACTGCTGGTGTTGCTGCCGCAGACGGTGTCCAACTTGATGACTATGTCGCAAAGACTGGATAATCTAGCTTAAGAGGTCTGCCTAGTGGAAAAACTAGGTAGACCTTCTTTTTTTACCTTATCCATACCTGAGAGAGTGCAACTATGGACAAAAAGTATATAGAGTATATAGCAACTGTCATGATTACAATTGTTATAAGTATGACGGGCTTCTGGATGATGATGGGAAGAAACTATGTCACCAGAGCAGAAGTGAATGTCATAGCTGAAGAAAAGATGCGTTCGGTAGACGGCAAATTAAACCTATATCTTAAAAGAGAAGATAAGTTAGAGGTTATAATTAACCAGAATACGAATGCTATAAATGAATTTAAAGTTCAATCTGCAATCTTAAACCAAACTCTTCAACATATGCAAAAGCAAATGGAAAACAGAGACCTTGCGTTTGATAAATTAAGGGATGCTATGTAATGGAAAGAATACTAATGCCGTATGAGCAAGGGAAAGTCCTTGTTAATGAGGCTGACGTTCTATTATTTAGGGGAACTGGTTGGGCTAGTTATTTTTTAAGCCGAAGCGGTAAGAGTACGTACACCCATGTAGCTATGGCCTCATGGATTAATGGGCGTGCTAATACCCCTGATGGTATTCTTGAGTGTGTAGAATTTAGGGAGGGCAGCCCTGTAGCGGGGCTGTTCAACTCTAATGCTGCTGGTAGTGGGCGTGCCGTTAACTTGAGCCGGGAAGTTGATAAATATCCTGGTTGTATTGACGTATATCGCCCTATACCCTATTGCACTAAGTGGGTCTTTGATGAAGAGAACGAAGACCTCAAATTGGAAAGAACATTCCTTGTTCATAAGGATGTTACAGATACAATGAGAAGGCTTACAGGTCTTCCCTATGGTTGGAGAAGAATCTGGTGGCTTGCCAAGCAAAGCATGGCTGGCTTCAGATTGTTCACAAACGTAGAAAGCCTACAGGATGATGAAAGCGGAGACATAATCTATCCAGTATGCAGTACTGCTGTCGCCTATTGCTTTAATAAAAACGGGTTCGACCTTATCAATAACAAGTCCGACGAGTGGACAGAACCAGGGGACGTTGCTCGTTCAGCGAGACTTTCTTATCTTTTCACGCTCGAACCTTGACAAAATCGCTTTATCCTCTATAATAAGAGTGTTGAAACCAGATTCTCAAAAGGGAGTTAGTCTATGAAGTTTCTTGTTTTTCTTACTGTTTTGTTGAGTTCCACCATTTCCTATGGTTTGGATACAATTCATGTAGACAACCTTGTTGTTACGGAAAACGTAGACCTTATAGAAACCAACCACTTCTATGATGATGCTGGTAGGCTTGTTTTCGACCAAGCAATCTTTTATCAGTGGGAGTCATACCCTGGTAATCGCTATCAAGTAATAGCATGGAGGTTGATAAAGCACAACAATCAGCTTCCGACATATAATTATCAAACAAATAGATATGAATGTGTTTGGATGGACGGGCATACTCTGCGAAGAGTAAGAAGCAAGCAGGTTAGAGAGACGTGGACCCAGCATGACCCAGAGATTCTAGAGCGAGAGCATTTCCCCAAAGAACATAGAAGAAACCTAATCAAACCTAGAATAAAAGAACCTCTTCTTGAGAAAAACCCCTTTGGCTTCCTAAATAAAGCAGTAGATGGCATAGTTATATTTAAGGGAACATTGGTGGAGTTGAAAAAAACATGGTAGACCACAAATGGAAGAAGAGATTTATAGAACTAGCCAAGCATGTGTCTGAATGGTCACAAGACCCATCTACCCAAGTTGGTTCAGTAATAGTAAGACCTAATAAAAGCATCGCTTCCTTAGGGTTCAATGGGTTTCCACAAGGCGTAGAGGACACAAAAGAAAGATACTTAGATAGAGAAATGAAGTTAAAGTTGATGGTTCATGCAGAGCAAAACGCAATTCTTTTTGCTAATGAATCATTGATAGGGTACACAATATTTACCTACCCTCTTTTTCCCTGCTCTATATGTGCGGGTTTTATTATACAGAGTGGTATAACCAGGGTTATTTCTCCAAGTTCAACCTATGGGAAGTATAGGATGCCTAATACTAGGTGGGATGAGTCTAATAAGCTGGCTAAGTCTATGTTTGACGAGTGCGGCGTGTCCTATGAGGAATTAATTTAAAAAAACAAAGTGACCACCACTTTACTTATGTAGTAAGGCGGTGTATAATAAGATTAGAGTTGGAGCATAAAGAGCAGAGATTCACTTCTCACGTTAAAGCGACACCACTCCAACCTTACTATGACCGATGAGTGCAACAGACTATTAAAGATGTTTTACTAACCAAGATTGCGCAGCAGGTTATCTCAACAGTGTCGCTTCAAAATTTACAGACCTGTCACAGTAATGTGGCGGGTCTTTTTTACGTCTGGAAAGGAAATATTATGGAACTAAATAACCAGAACGAAGATGAGCTAAAGAAACTCAATGACAGACCCCCAATCGAACTGTCTTTCTATCCTAAGAACTCCCAAGGAGAAATTATGGGTGAGAGAAAAGTAGTAAGGGGTGATGGATTTAAGGTGTGGCGAACCTGGACAAATAATAATGGCCCAGGTCGCTCTAACAAGAAACGAAAGCCCAACTTCAAAAAGAAGCAAGGAAATCAACGCTATAAGGAAGTCTTGCCAAAAGGTAAAGAGGCAGACAATCTAGCAAAGGAAGTGGCTAAATATGCGGAGAAGAAGCAAGAGGCAAGAGATAATAATGACAACTCATAAGTATGAGAATGCTGTAGCCGAATCGGAAAAGTACTTTGGGAATAGTTTGTCGGCCAAGGCTTGTACAGACAAGTACTTATTGAGAAACAATGAAAATAAACTATTGGAGAAGACCCCTGTAGATATGCATACGCGTATCGCTAAAGAGGTCGCAAGGATTGAGAAGAAGAAATTTAAAAATCCCCTTACCGAACAACAAATCTTTGATTACCTAGATGGTTTTGGAAAGATTATTCCGCAAGGGAGTCCAATGCATGGTATTGGCAATAAAGAACAATTCGTCAGCCTAAGTAACTGTTTTGTCCTACATAAACCTTTGGATTCCTATGGTGGAATCATGTTGGTTGACGAACAAATAGTGCAGATTTCCAAACGCCGAGGTGGTGTTGGTATCTCGCTTGATAACCTACGACCCACAGGTTCCCCAACCCATAACTCTTCTCGTACAAGTACGGGGATGCGGTCATGGATGGAACGCTACTCTAGTTCAATTAGAGAAGTTGGTCAGGCAGGTAGAAGGGGCGCGTTAATACTTACCTTAAACGTACATCACCCCGACATACTAACCTTTATTACAGCAAAGAATGATGGCACTAGTGTTACTGGGGCTAATATCAGCGTTCAGTATACTGATGAGTTCTTAGAGGCTGTCTATAATGATGAAGAGTATGAGCAAAGATGGCCCATTGATTCTAAAGACCCAGAAGTTTCCGTTAAGGTTAAGGCTAGAGATATATGGGAAGCCGCTGTTCATAATGCGTGGGATAGGGCTGAGCCAGGATTACTGTTCTGGGACAATGTCCTAAAGGAGAGTCCCGCAGACTGTTACGAAGACTTCAAGACTATCTGTACTAACCCCTGTGCTGAGATTCCCCTCTCTGTATTAGACTCATGCCGCCTATTGGTTATGAACCTATTCCAGTATGTTGAGAATCACTTCACAGACAAAGCTAAGTTTGACTTCAAACGATTCCGTGAAGATACTATGGTAGCACAGCGAATTATGGACGATATTATTGACCTCGAATTAGAGGCTGTTAATCGTATCATTCGTAAGATTAAGGCTGACCCTGAACCTATGTATGCTAAGAAGGCAGAGCTTGATACGTGGAATGAGATTAAGAAAGCCTGTGTAAATGGGCGACGTACCGGAACTGGTATCACGGCACTTGGTGATACGCTAGCTGCTATGGGTATCAAGTATGGTACTGAGGAATCTATCAGTATGACTGAGATGATTTATCGTGAACTTAAACTTGCGGTCTATCGTAGCTCAGTTGATATGGCTAAAGAGATTGGACCTTTCAAGTCTTGGGACCACAATAAAGAGAAGAAGAATCCTTTCTTATTGCGCATCAAGAAGGAAGACCCTGAGCTATGGAAGGATATGAAGAAGTACGGCAGGCGTAACATAGCATGTCTTACTACTGCACCAACTGGTACTACCAGCATGATGGCTATGCTACGTGTCTTGGTTGGAGAGGAATGTTTTAAGGAACACGGTACTACAACAGGTATTGAACCCTTGTTCCAACTCTCATTCATCCGTCGTAAGAAGGGTAACCCTGGCGACGACGGTTTCCGTAGTGATTTTGTGGACGAGTCCGGTGACCACTGGATGGAGTTTGAGGTCTTCCACCCTGGCGTGGAACTATGGAAGAAGGTAACTGGTGAGACTGATGTGACCAAGTCCCCATACTATGGAGCTTGTTCACCGGATATTGATTGGACTAACAGAGTAAGATTGCAGGCTGCTGCCCAGCGACACGTAGACCACTCTATCTCTAGCACTGTAAACCTCCCTGAGGATGTGTCGGAAGAGACAGTGGGTGAAATCTACTTGGAAGCATGGAAGTCTGGCTGTAAGGGCATGACGGTATACCGTCAAGGTTGTCGAACTGGAGTCCTGTTGGAAAAGAAGGTGGGTATTCCTAAAACGAATGCTCCTCCTCGACCAAAAGAGTTAGACTGTGATGTCTATCATATCTCTGTCAAGGGTCAACCATACTTTGTTATAGTTGGTCTATATGAGGGAGACCCCTACGAAGTTTTCGCAGGAAAGAATGGCGTTATTGGTAAGAAGATTAAGACAGGCAAAGTTGTTAAGAAGGGGCGTAAGCAATACAAAGCTATCTTTGATGATGATAGTGAGCTATCTCCTCTAAGTGCTTTCTCTTCTGATGAAGAAGAAGTGGTGACAAGAATGTGTTCTACTGCCTTACGTCATGGTACTGATATTAGTTTCCTGGTCCATCAACTAGAGAAGTCTAATGGTAGCTTGGACTCATTCTCCAAGAGTATTGCGAGAGCCCTAAAGAAATATATCGGTGATGGGACCGAGGTAAAAGGCGAAGAGTGTGAACAGTGTTCTGGAAAGCTAATCAGACAAGAAGGCTGTATGACTTGCCCCGGCTGTGGCTGGGCAAAATGTACGTAAATTTTCTTGTTTCGACCTTGACAGGGCCGAATCATCCTCTATAATACTTTCTGAGGCTAGAACAACATGACGAGACGAAGACAAAAGCAACGTAGACCTAAGGATAAACAGGACAATTTGATTAAGCAAACACCTAAGCCTACATTCCGTAAGCAAAAGGTTGAAGCTAGAACTAAGAACCAGCGAACCTTTATTAAGTCCATCAAAGCTAATAAGCTAACGGTGTGCTTGGGGCCTGCTGGTACAGGTAAGACCTATTTACCTACTGCTCTTGCTATGATAGCTTTAAGGAGTGGTGATGTTAAGCGCATCATTATTACTAGGCCCGTAGTAGAAGCTGGAGAGAGATTAGGGTTCTTACCTGGGGATATGCAAGCTAAGCTAGACCCCTACTTTAGGTCTATTTACGATGAGATGCTACAATTTGTGGACCAAGCGACACTAGATGCTTGGTTCCTTGATAAGACTATTGAGATTTGTCCCTTCGCATTTATGAGGGGACGCAACCTACATGGCTCATTCATTATTGCTGATGAGGCACAGAACGCAACGAGGAAGCAGCTAATCATGCTTGTTACTCGGTTCGGAAAGTCCTCTAAGATGATAATTAGTGGTGACCATACGCAGGTTGATTTACGACCAGAGAGTCAGAGTGGCCTTGCATGGCTGGCTGACGAAATTGTGCCCCGTATGCGTGATGACTACGGTAGTGATGCTGATATAGTCACTATGGACAATGCAGACATCGTGCGTGAAGGGCTTGTTGAGGACTTCATTAACGCAGTTGAGGAATACGATGAAGACAGAGCATCAGAGGACACTAGTTTTAAATAGTAATGGTAGCCCTATGGGTATAATCTCTTGGAAGAGAGCTGTCACCATGTCAGTTCTTAACCAACAGAAACAAGACGAAGGGCTAGTTGTTCTAACATACTTTCAAAATGACTATATCCTGGGAGCTTCTGGAAAGAAGTATGAAATCCCCGCTGTTGTCATGTGTCCAAGGTATGTCAAACGTAAGGACAAAGGTGTACCATTCTCTCGTAAGAATGTATATCTGCGTGACCAAATGACTTGTCAGTACTGTGGTAAAACAGACGGTACTGCTCGTAATCTAACTTACGACCATGTCATACCAAGGTCTACTTGGAACAAGAAGGGGTATAATGGCACTCCTACTAATTGGACAAATATCGTGGCTTGTTGTGAACCATGCAACAAATTAAAGGCTGACCGTACTCCTAAGCAGGCAGGTATGAAGTTGCTTAAGCAACCGAAACAACCTAACTCTCAGCAGTACATACTAGGACTAAGTCCTTGGTGTAGGATTCCCGAAGAGTGGGAACCATTCATTACACCATTGTATAAGCACCTGGAGCCTGGAAACAAGCCGTAGGGACATGGGGAGTGGCTACAAATGTGGTCACTTCCCTATTTTTTAGGAATAAAATGAGATATAAACTATCCGCTACAGACAAAAGACTGATTGAAAAGACAACATCAGACTTCAGTACGAAAATCTACGGAAATAAGGCCCTAGCTCTCCGTTCTAGAGCCTCTAAGAGGCAATCCCCACTGAACCTTAATGGTAATCTATACGCCTATAAAGGCCCTTCTCAGGGGTCTCCTGCTTTCAAAGTAAACTGTTCAGGAGCGCCCAGCTCTGCCGGAAATGCCTGCTCAGGGGCTCTTCCTCTTTATATGTCTCCTATCTCAACAGGAACGAAGTGGAATGACCGAGACTTCAACGGCTTCGCCACGGGTAATTCATATCCAGAACCCCTTCCTCTCATAACAACAGAAGAACCCATTGTTGGAGGAACGAAATCTGTTGACGGAGCAAGGTCAAGTATAAACATATCATATTTCTATGATGGCCCTTCTACAGAAAGAGGGAAAGTCCTAGTAAAAAAGAAGACTGACGCTACTATGCAAGCAGCAAATGAGGTCTGCTGCCTGCCAGAAAGAGACGTTAAGCAATCTTATCCTCTGAAGGATGAAATTCCCATAGGGATTCTTCTTACTGATGTTGTCAGCTTAGACCTTACTAAGCAACACACTATGGGTGACCAAGTACAAACAGGTAGTAAGGTATCCCTCTTAACAAGAGGCTCCGTAGTTCTTAGGGCAGTAGGAAATCCCCAGTCGTGTGAGACTGCTTACTATAATAAGAATGGTAATGTGACCAATCAGAAGGTGTCTAGGCCAATTGGCTATTTCGCATCTGAGATAGACGACGACGGCTATATCAAAGTAGAAGTTAAAATTCCCGTAGTCTCTACAAATAAGTACCCAGGTCGTGATTACGACTCCCGAAATCGTACAGTAGATGGTATGTCTGAGAAGGAATACCTTGAGACCAACCTAGCAATACTAGACAATAGACGAATCATTTTAGACTCAATTTAAAAGAAAAGGTGTATAATACAGATGCCGATTTATACTTTCCTATGTGATGAAGAAGCCAACGGTTGTAACGAGCGTTTCGAGAAGAGCCTGTCGATGAAAGAGTTCGACGAGAAGGTTCCTACGAAGAAGATAACTTGCCCTAACTGTAAGAAACGCAAACCAGTTATAACCCAAATAGACATACCCCTCCATGTAACTATGGCAGGACGTACTGTTGGTGCGGTCGCTGACCGTAACTCAACCCGTCTAAGTAAAGATGAGCAACATCACTTACACAAAAAACACACAACTTATGACAACCCAGACCTTAAACTGCCTGATGGTATGACCCAAGGCAAGGATATGGTATAGGTTGTTACAACCTTTCCTTTCCTAGAAGAGACTTACCTATGACGCAAGAAAACCCTATTGTCCTAGAGGGAGATATACATCAACCTCGCCCAAAACTCTATTGTCCAATACACAAGAGAGAAGAACTATGCCCTGTCCCAAGAGGCAAGGCTGTTTCGGGAAGAAATTCTACAAGTATGCGTAGCGGTGGTGGTATTAAAACCAGAGACCCTAAAGTATACGATGCCCCAGATGGTTATGTTTGCATGACCACTTCTAGTATTCCTTACAAGGGCACCCCTATCTATATTAAAGAATCAACAGCATATCCTAAATCAAAGGAACAAGAATGTCCGAAGAAAAAGAAATCATTCCTCACCAAACTATTATGCAGTTTCAAGGAGAGGTTTTTGCAAGGCGTCCAGATGGTAAGGTCAATCCCCTTGCTCTGTGTAGGCTTGATAAAATCTTTACCATCTTTGGCGACTCGCTTGAAGAATGTAAGGCTAAAATGGAAGCGTTCGCGGAGGCAATTAACCGAATCCCAGAAGAAACAATCCAAGAAATAATGAAGGAACAAAATGACAAATAGACAACGCCCAGGTAAGGCAACGAACGATGATTTGTTTGCCCCTAATGGAGACAAAACCGCAGGCTTAACTGCCTACGAGAAAAAGATGGCAGCAGAAGATACTGAGGCCATATATACAATCTCTGGTAAGCAACATGACTATGATGATAATGGTCTTCCTGTCCTATATGACGTACAATATGACGACGGGCAAATTGAATATGCTCACGACTCACTTGATGCTCACGTCAAGGTCACTACTACCAAAGGTAGAGAAGAGTATTATGCTAAGATTGGTGCTGGTGGTCAGCTCCGTAATCCTATCGGATTATATGAGGGTGCTGGTCGGAGAACAGACGAAGTAAGAATGGGCAGGGCTCAGTTCGTATGGAAGAGGGTGAGTGCAAAGTGTATTAACTTCTACCTTGAATTTCTAAAAACTAAAAACTTAAGGCATCTTAAAAATGCACAGCGAGAGGTGATTTAATGGCTAAGAAGAAAGCTAAAGTAAAAGGGACTCTATCCCAAACAGAGAAGTATGCTATCCAGGGTATGATTCAGGACGGTAAAGAGGTCTCAGAGATTGAGGACACCCTTGGTCGAACAGGAACTGCCGTTAAGAACTACATCACTAGTGAGCTTCCCAATCTAATTGATAACATCATCGAGGCTCGCCTCCAACGTGTTGATGCAGGAGCAAAGGCTGAGGATGTCTTTCCTGAGGAGTTTGAAAGAGAGTTCACTGACGAAGACTACTACGATGTAGAAGACGAGGAGGTTGCTCGTTCTGATAGTGGGAATAAAATAGTCTCTAGTAAAGACCTCATTAAGAAGAAGCTCGAACAAGAAAACGCTCCTATCCATGTGGATGAAGAGATTGAGAAGGAAACTATCCATAAGCTGAGAGGCGTGGGGCTTGACCAAGAGGAGGCCGAAGACTTACTTAGGAGAGCAAAGCGCAAGCTGGTAAGAACTCCTGACAATGCAGGGCAGCTTCTTTCTTTCTGCCTGAAACAACTTAATGTTGGTGACCATACAGGGTCAAAAACTATGGGTGGTAAGCCTGGAGTTGCTGTGTGGAACGGTACTGCTTCTGCTATTGCAGATGACGGTCGTAAGAGCAGGGCTTTAGACCAGAACCAAGTTAATCGTAGCACTAGAGGTCGTGGTAACAGTATGTATAACCCTAAGACTGGAGAAACCCGCTAATGGCAACTGTCTATGAGAAGACAGACAACAGATGTTACCCCTCTAAGTATTCTCCCGGTAAGTATGTAACAGGCGCACAGTATGTTATTGAACTTATCTGCGAACGCAAGGCGGCACTCAATGGTGAGGTGCTGTCTTTGCGTTTCTGGAGGAACGAGGAGTGGGCCAAGGAATTTAGTTCACAAACTAGGACAGTAAATTCGTTATTGAAAAAGTATTCAGTTAAAGCACTGGTTCATGTGCTTCACGACAACCCCAGAATCTACTCGTTGAGGGCGGCTTGGATTAGACCAAAGATTGACGATGCCCAGAGATTAGTTGACAAAGCAGAGAAAAGAAAAGCCGAAGCAGTTAGTCAACAAAAGCCTGTCAAGAGGGTTACAGTAGATGTAAACAGTAAGCCGCGACAGCGGGTTGTGAGAAAGAATGCTCTTTCTAAACTATACGAATTGGACGAGGTATAAGATGGCTAAGAAGAAAAAAGCTAAGAAGAAAATTGAGAAGACCGAGGAAATTCTAATCCCTAACCTGGATGATATTTTGAAGGGTATGGAGAAGGAATTTGGAGAGGGAATATTTGTCGCTGGTAATGACATTATCTCTCGCAATAGGCAAGTTATCTCCTTCAGTCCTAAGATGGACTTAATGCTTGGGGGAGGTATCCCAGAAGGGAACATTTTAATTTGCACAGGACCACCCAAGGTTGGTAAAACAACAGGGTGTCTACACTTCGCTGGTATGGCTCAGCGCCCAGAATACGACCACCCTAAGCATGGTCCAAGGCACGTATTCTTCCATAATGTTGAGATGAGACTTAAGGACAGAGACCTTGAGGGTATCCAACATCTAATCACAGACGGTACGAGATTCACATCTATTGAATCCAAACCAGGAAACATCCTAACTGCTGAAAAACACGCTAGAATCTTTGAGAGATTGGTTCATCAGGTTCCAGGTGCTATCTTTGTGTTTGATTCCTTTTCTGCTCTGTGTACTGAGACTAGGCTTAATAGTGAGCTTGGAAATAAATTCAGAGATAATCAAGGAAGTATCCTATCAGATATGTTGATTAGAACTCAGCCTGTCATCTTGATGAATGATGCCATTGTCCTTGGTGTGACACATATTGTGGCTAACACCAGTGGGTTTGGCAGTAACAAGAGTGAGACTGCGGGTGTTAAGATTCAGTATCACTCTGATATTAAGTTGCGCGCTACACATCGTACTGCTTGGAAAGTGGGCGGGACTAAGGAGAAAGATGGGACTCAAGTAGGTCAGCATGTTCACTGGAATTGTGACTGGTCTGCCATTGGTCCTCCTGGCACTAAGTGTGAGAGTTTACTTCGTTACGGATATGGTATTGATAAAGAGTCAGAGATGATTGAGGTCTGTAGCGACCTTGGCCTTATTAATAAGGCTGGTTCTTGGCTTACATTCCCAGACGGAACGAAGGTTCAGGGCTTAGAGAATGCTAGGGAGGTACTAGCAGCAGACCCTGAGTTGTATAGCGACCTTAATAAACAGTTTAGAGAAATGATGGGGTTCGTAGATGAAAGTGACAGACCTGTTGGGAAAGACAACAAATTGGAGGCTTAAGGGACATATGGCTGGAGAAGGACACCGTGTTGCTTCAGCCCCCCATAAGGCTGCAAGGGCAGTTATTAGAGGTATGTTTCCCACTATCTCATTCAAAGAAGAGGTTCCCATATCAACAGGAAGGGGAACCCTCTACTTAGATTTCTACCTGCCTATTTATAAGCTGGCTATTGAGGTACACGGCCAACAACACTACCAATATACACCTCATTTTCACCATACTAGAGCTGGTTTTCTTGCTTCTAAGCAGAGAGATAGAGATAAAGTACTATGGTGTGAAATAAACGGCCTGACAATAGTTGAACTACCATATAATGAGGAAGAAGATGACTGGAAACAAAGAATTTACAACGCTCACTACGGACAAGATGAATAAGGCCATCAAGATACTTGATGATTATGAGAACCAGATAGGATTACCTGCTCACGATGCTCCTGGTAGTGAGGAAGAGCTTAATGATTACTTTACATGGGATAGAAGTATGATTGAGCAATTACCAGCAGAAACACTGGCTGCTTGTTCCTACAGACTAGCCCAATACTCTGTATATATTCAGCGCGAGGCCAATAGGGAAACAGCTAGGATGAAATGGGCTAAGCATGAGCTTGATGATGCTGTTGTAGGGCAACTAGATGATTACGATAAGTTTATGAAGTTTGAAATGAAGGTCGTGGCTATCTGTCGAGACAATTCATATGCCAATGCCCTTAGGAAAATTATGATTAAGGCAGAACAGCGTGTGGATAGATTAACCTATCTATCTACTGGCATAAAAAACCTATCAGACAATATGAAGTCTGCTACAATAACAAAGGGTAGAAGAAATGAGTGATGAATTTAATATTGGGGACGCAATGGACTCCCTGGACGATGGTGATATGGCTAGAGTCGAAAGGCTTATCGAAAAATTAGCCAAGCAAAAACAGAAAAATTCTCAGGGTCGCCCACCAAAAAATGGTGGAAATCAGAGGAAAAAGAGAAGGTCAAACCTTGACAATTCTCAATCTGAGCCTAGTATACAAGGGAAGACGCGAGGAAAACGACCTCCGAGACAACCAAATCCTAACACTAACAATGGAGTTCAGCGTAGGGGTCAAGGTCAACAAAAGAGGAAGACCTTTACTAAGCGTGAGGCTATTGATACGTCAGGTCAGAGACACAATAAGTTTGAAGACTTTGGTTATGACGACCAGTTCAAGCAAGACTCTGAGCTAGACCAAAAACTAAGCGGAAACAACAGACCAACCCCTAGAATGGGAAGCAACAACAACCCCTATGTTGAAGCGACATGTGTGATTTGTAACTGGATATTTGATGTGACCCCTAACGAGGTTTATAACGACCCAGACAAGGGTCCAATTTACAAATGTAATGATTGTGCATCGCAAGAAGCAAGAGGCGGAAGAAGAGGTTAATGAATGGCGATACTATCAAACGCCCCAGCAGAAAGAGCTATCCTTTCTGGAGTATGTAAGTTTGGTGATGATGCTTGGTTGGACGTAGCGGATATGATTCAGCCAACGACATTTACTATTGATAGCAACAGGATGATTTGGCGATGCATGGAGCAAATATTTAAGGACCAGTCACACGACTATGTTGACGTTCCTATGATTTTGTCTGCGGCTCAAGACCTAAGCATTGGAGCCCACTTTGACAGGTCAGAAGAGGCTAAGCACCTATCTGGTATTATGAACATGCCAGTTCAGCTTGACTCAGTGAGAAGGTTTGCTGCTAAGTGTAGAAAGTTAGAGGTGGCTAGAGTAGTCAGAGGACAGCTAGACCTCGCCAAGGAAGAACTATTAGATGTAACAGGTGACGAGAGTGTGCTTTCCATCATTGGTAAGGCTGAGATTGATTTCTCATCTATGATGAAGGATAGTGAGAATGGCCCCAAGAGAATTGGTGCCAGTATCATGGACCACCTCAAACATCTGGCTGATAACCCCGTTGAACAGATTGGTATTGCTACTGGTTTTCCAGCCTTTGATAATGCTATTGGTGGTGGACTTAGACCTGCAACTATTAATGTTATTGCTGCTCGACCTAAGACAGGTAAGACACTACTCTCTGATAATATGGGCTATGCCATAGCAAAGAGTGGGGTTCCTGTTCTTAATCTTGACACTGAAATGACAGAAGAAGACCACCAGAACAGATTGGCCGCAATGGTGTCTGGCTGTACCATTAACAGTATTGAAAGCGGGCAGTTTGGACAAGACCCTGAATCTAGAATGCGTGTTAGAAACGCAGGTGAAGAAATTGCCAAGGTTCCCTATGATTACATGTCTATTGCTGGCAAGCCTTTTGAAGACCAACTATCTATCATTAGGCGATGGTTAAAGAAAACTGTTGGACTACATCCTGATGGCACAGCCAAACCCTGTGTTATTATTTATGACTATCTAAAGCTAATGGACTCGTCAGGTATCTCCCAAGAGATGCAAGAGTACCAAATGCTTGGGTTTATGATGACTAGCTTGCATAACTTTGCACACCGCTATCAAGTACCATTCTTAACATTCATGCAAACAAACCGTGTTGGTATGGAGAAGGAAGACACGAGTGCTGCTGCTGGTTCAGACAGAATCATCTGGCTATGCTCTAACTTCACGCTATTCAAGATGAAGACTAATGATGAGATACAAGAAGACGGTATTGAAAACGGTAATCGAAAACTAAAACCTATTGTCTGTCGTCATGGTCAGGGAATGGATTTTTTAAACTATATTAACTGTGCTATGACTGGTGAGAACGCTAGAATCATAGAAGGTAAAACTAAATTTGAGACTGAACTTGAGCGTAAAGAAGAAAACGAGGGTTATGTAGATGGCGAAGATGGAGAAGACATCCCATTCGACTAATTATAATCATGTCGGGCAGGAGAAAATGGCAGCGATGGGTGAAGAACTCGTCGAGCGAATAGATGAGTTGTTTGATGTATTGGGCGTTACTCTCAGACGAGAGAAGAGGAAGTATGTAGGGTGTTGTCCAGTTCACGGTGGTGATAGAGACAATGCCCTTAACTTGTTCTATGAGGGTAATAGTATGGTGGGCAACTGGAAGTGTCGCTCACACTCCTGTCACGAACGATTTAAGCCTACTATAGTAGGGTTTATACGAGGTGTCCTGTCCAACAGAGAGTTGAACTGGGAGGCTCCTGGTGACGAAATGTATAGTTTTCACGACACTATCAAGTTCATCACAGGCTTCCTCGGTAGTGACTTAGACAAGTTCTCTGTTGACCTGAGCAAGGTTGAAAAGTCCCGCTCAGGTGACCACACTAATAGATTCTACGCTAAGAAACAAAATATTAAAAATAAGATACCCAGGGCTACAGTAAGGAAGTTTATAGTTGAACCAACGTACTACATCGACCGAAACTATTCAAAGAAAATCCTCGATAAGTATGATGTTTCCTTCTGCAACAATCCTAAGAAGCCAATGTATAAGAGGTGTGTAACACCGATTTACGATGACGACCATAAGTTTATGGTTGGCTGCACTGGGCGCAGTATATTTGAGAAGTGTGGTGACTGTGGGGGTTTCCATGACCCTAACAGGCCATGCCCTCTACCTGATGAGGTTCGCAGGTATTCCAAATGGAAGCACAGTTATCAGTTCGCAGCAGAAGAGTGGTTATATAACTACTGGTATGCCAAGAGGCATATCTTAGAGACTAAGTGTGCTGTGCTAGTAGAAAGCCCTGGTAATGTGTGGAGGCTTGAAGAAGCAGGCATCCACAATAGCCTGGGGTTGTTTGGAATAGCCTTGAATGATGGTCAGCTAGATTCTCTGAACAGATGTGGGGCGATGAATATCTTGTTAGCCCTTGACAATGATGACGCTGGTTCTTTAGGTGCTGAACCTATTATAGAAGAGCTGTCTAACTTATATAATGTAGAAGTACTAGATATTTCCGGTGCGGACATCGGAGATATGACACCAGAACAGGTCAAGAAAGACTTATTACCACAGATTGAGAGATTTTACGTATGAATATCCTATTCCTAGACGATGATAAAAAGAGACAGAGAGATTTTAGAAGTAAGGTGCCGTCTGCAAAGATAGTGTCAACTGCTGAGGTCTGTATTAACAATATTCAAAAAGAAGATGTCTGGAATATCTTATTCTTAGAGGGTGAGTCGTGTGGTGGTACAGAAATAGTACAGTGGATAGTTGAGAACGAACCTCAGGTTCGCAATATCATTGTCCACGCACAAAATCCAGATACTGGGATGGAGATGGTACAGGCTCTTAAGAGCGCACAGTATCAGGCTTCTTACATGCCCTTTAATACAATGCTTAAAAATATGGAGAAGGTAAATGGCTAATATAGTAGCGTTTTCTGGTAAGAAACAGAGTGGAAAGAACACCTCTGGGAACTTCTTACTGGGTATGAAAATGATAGACCTTGGTTTGACTCATGGTATTGAGATGACCAAGAAGGGGCAGTTGCTTATCCGAGATTTGTACGGTGACGCTCAATGGGAGGGTGTTTTCGCCTATGAAAGCACAGTGCAGACAGTCAGGGACTTTATTGATACGGAGATTCATCCCTGGTATAAGATATACAGCTTTGCTGACCTCCTTAAGGAGTCTCTGTGTATTGAGCTGCTTGGCTTGACCCATGAACAGTGCTATGGTACTGATGAACAGAAGAATACTCCTACTCACTTGAAGTGGGAGGATATGCCTGGAGTCGCCACAACAGACGTGTGGGGTACAATTGACGGAAAGAAAACTCTAGATAGTCTAGGGATGGCCTATCATACCCCTGGATTTATGACAGCCCGTGAGGTTATGCAGTTTGTCGGAACAGACATTATGCGTAAGATGTATGGTGATGTATGGTCCAAAGGAACAGTAAATAGGATTCTCAAAGAGAACTCTGAGATGGCAGCAATATGTGACTGTCGTTTTCCTAATGAGGTAGAGGCAGTACAAGAGGCTGGCGGGAAAGTAATTAGATTGACACGATTTACAACAGATGTAGACCCACATCCTAGTGAGACAGCATTGGACGGCTACAAAGGGTTTGACGCCGTAATTGATAATCAAAATATGAGCCTGGGTGAACAAAACGGAGCTATCTATGACCAACTTACGAAGTGGGGTTTCCCACTACCAAAGCTTGACGGGTTAGAGACTAACATTAAAGAGTAAATTTATATGGGAATGCCTATAACGTATTTTAGAAGCAGTAGTTACAATGGCTGGGACATGTGTCCTATGCAGTACATGATTGAATATGTCTTAGGGCATAGAGGTAAGTCAGGTCTTGCAGCAGACAAGGGAACTATTGTCCACAAGGTACTTGAAATAATAGCTAATGCTAAGATTGCCCATCAGGGTGGACTAACATCAATTACGGAGACTGACATTGGTACTCATACCTGGACTGTTCACGAGGATACCATCCTTGACGAAGAACAGGTTGATGAGATTACCAACGTGGTCTTTGAATACTATAAGACGAGGACTCCACACAAGTGGGCTCCTAAGGACTACCGTGACGTTCACAAGTGGGTACAAAAAGCACTCGCTCTGAATGATGGTGAGTTTGACCCTCGTAACAAAGATATTGTTGAGGCTGAGGCCCGCTTTGACTTTGAGATTGAGGAGCCTTGGGCTTACTATAAGTTGGATGAGGTAGAGGGCTTCCTTGCTTTGAAGGGAACTATTGACCAAGTTAATAGGGTGGACGATACTACGTTAGAAATCCTTGATTGGAAGACAGGGCGTAGGCTTAACTGGGCGACTGGCAAAGAGAAGGATTATGCTGCTCTGTGTAAAGACCCTCAGCTACGTATCTATCACTATGCTGCGCATAAGATGTGGCCTGAGATTGAGCAGATACTAGTGACCATCTACTTCATTAATGATGGTGGGCCTTTCACGGTGTGCTTCGGACCTGAGGAATTAAAAGAAACAGAGAAGATGCTACAGAAGAGATTTGAGGAGATTAAGACCAATGAGATGCCTCAAAAGAAAGTCTCTTGGAAGTGTAGTAAGTTCTGTGGTCAAGGTAAGAGTACGTTTGAGGGGACTACCAACAAGGAGGGTGGTGACATCAAACCTCTTATTCAAAGGCAGGATGGTCACGTTACAAAGGCTGGACAGGTGATGTCTAAGTGTGAACAGACCGACTATGCACTAAGACACAAGGGTATGGAATCAGTAATTAAAAATATGACCGCCGATGGACACGAGGTTGCCTTTTATAAGGCTCCAGGCGAGGTCGAGGAGGAGAAAAAAGATGAAGCGTAGAACATTTATGAAGGCAGTAGCAGCGACTACTAGCCTTGTAGTCTTGCCTTTTAAGGCATTAGCTAAGAAACAACCTATGAGTTGGGAATATCCTGCGATAGGTAAGATTGAGAGTATCTATTGCTCTAATGATATTTCTTCTTCTGTTATGTTTAATGGTGGTCCAAGTTATGAGCTTCCTCGTAAGAATGGTCCCTATATTAGATGGATAAACTTTCCTATCGAGACTATGCTGGAGATAAACTTCGAGAACGAGGCTTGTATTGTCTACAAGGGGTTTAACTTCAAGCGAGAGCAGATAGAAGGTAAGACACTAGATGAGATGATTCACCATGTTAAAATATCAAAGATGGGTATCTCAGAACTATACTTAGATAAAAAGAATTGCTTTAAGATGAGCAGCGTAACCTTTCCAAACCCAACAAAGGAAACGATTGTAGTAAACCTAGAAGACTTAGGTTTGGGAGACATGAGGAGGGTTCCTAATGATAATGCTCCACGCATCACCTATGAGACATTGTTTGATGGAAAGCCTGCTAGTGAGGTGGATTTATCTCGTTACCGAGAATCGGAAGCCGAAATACTAAAGAGGTATATTTGATGCACCCTGGATGGCCTGCATATTGGGCTGATTACAAGAGGTGCCTGAGGGCACAAGGAATTGAAGTAAAGGAACCAAAGATGGACCTGACATTTAAGAAGTTGGCAGAAGGGCTAAAGGAAAGCAACAAGAACTACTTTCCTCATGCTCGTAAGTGGACTGGGTCGGACTGGATGACAGCCCTATGTGGTGAGGTGGGTGAAGCCGCCAACATAATCAAGAAGATTAACCGTGGTGATTTTAAAACAGAGGAAAAACTAGCTATCGCCCATAAGGAACTAAGCAAGGAGTTTGCTGATATTCTCATGTACTTAGAGCATATCTCTCGTCACTATGGTATAGACCTAGAGAAGGCAGTTCTTGACAAGTTTGAGGAAGTTATGACTCGCGTTGACAGCGACCTTTCTCTCAGAGAAAAAGATGACAAAAAATCGGTTTACCCACAATATTAGAATTTTCCGCGAGCGACCTTGACAAAATCGCCTTTCGCCCTATAATACCCAAAGACAACTTGAGACTTTTCACAAAACGAGATTGATATGAAAACTTATACACCACTACATTGTCATACTCATTACAGTCTACTTGATGGCCTATCAAAGCCAGAGAAGGTAGCTGAGAGACTTGACGAGATAGGTGTTGAGGCGTGTGCTATCACAGACCACGGTAATATCAGTGGTAGTGTGGCCTTCTCTAATGCCCTAAGGGGCCATGAACGCCCTAAGAAATCTATTCTTGGGTGCGAACTATATGTTTGTAGTGAACATGCTACTATTCAAGTTCCAGAGAACCAAAAGCTACTACATCTTCCAGTCCTAGCTAAGAACAAGGCTGGTTGGAACAAGTTAATTCACCTAACTAGTAGTTCTAATTCCTCGGAACACTTCTATCATAAGCCCCGGCTGTCCCTAGACCAGATAACGGAGTATTCTGGTAACCTTATTGGCTTCAGTGGTCACCTGGGTTCCCATATTGCCTCCTCTATCCTGGTTGATGGTAAGCCCCATGATAACTGGCGTAAGCAAACAGCTAAGCTAGCCGAATGGATGCGAGACTGTTTCGGTAAGGACAATTTCTACCTAGAAATCCAACTAATGGACCACGTAAGCAATCCCCTACAGAAGGTGGTAGCAGACTGCGTGCGAACAATTAGTAAGGACACAGGTATCCCCTGCATTGCTACTCCTGACGCCCACTATGCTAGGTCAGAAGACGCAATCGACCAGAGGATTCTTCTCTGCACCAACTTGAGAAAGACTCTAACTGAGTGTTATAACGATAAGAATCAAACTATGGGTTGTTTCTTCAAGTCTGAGAATTATCACATCCCTTCATACGAAGAGATGCTTTCATATGGGCATACTGAGGAAGAGTTAGATAACACAATGGCTCTGACTAGTACTGTTGATGACTATCAGATTGTTGGCCCTCCTATTTTCCCTCAGTTTGAATGTCCTGGTGGCATTAGTGCTGATGACCACCTAAGGCAGATGTGTAGGGATGGTTTTAGGCAAAAGGTACTAGAGAAGGGATTAGATACAGCCCAATATGGGGCTCAGGCAGACAAAGAACTTAAGGTATTTGTAGATGCTCAACTATCTGCGTACTTCCTGATTGTTCAGGATGTTCTACAGTTTTGTACTGATAAAGGGTGGATGTTAGGACCGGGGCGTGGCTCAGCAGCAGGCTGTCTAGTCTCATACCTGATTGACATTACTCAGATTGACCCTCTTCCACATGAGTTGTGGTTTGAGCGATTTTATAACGCTGGCCGTAATAGTGCTGACCATGTATCTATTCCTGATATTGATATGGACGTGCCTATCACCAAGCGGGCGGCTGTTATTGACTATTTAAAAGAGAAGTACGGGCAAGACAAAGTCTCTCAGATGATTACCTATCAGACAATGAAGGGTAGTGGGGCGTTGAAGGCTGTACTAAGGGCTCACGGTGGTGTTCCGTTCGAGATGATGAACGAGATGACCAAGAACATGCCTGAGGAGGCTAAGATTTCCAGTGAGCTTCAGGCGATGAAGGATGCTACTGGTAGTGCCTCTATTATTCAGTGGGCGCTGGAGAACAGAGCGAAGGATTTTGCTGACTGGGTGACGATGGATGACGAGGGTAACCTTGAGGGTCCATTCGCACAGCGGTTTGAACAGGCTATGAGACTAGAGGGTACTAAGGTAGCTCAGTCTAAGCACGCTGCTGGTGTAGTTATTGCACCGGAGGCCCTAAGTAACATCTGTCCGATGGTACTGGATACAAAGAGCAAGGAACGCAACATGATTGCGGGACTTGAAATGAATGACCTTGAGGCGTTAGGCTTAATCAAATTTGATGTACTTGGCATTGCTTACTTGGATAAGATTATGGGTATTCAGGACATTCTTGGGACAGGGGAGATTCAGTGTGCGTAAATCAAGACACAAAGATATGTCTCGTCAAAAATTTCATATGTTTACTCTTATAAAGAGGGTGGAGAATACTAAGCATGGAGAAGTAAAATATTTATGTGAATGTGATTGTGGAACAATAAAAGAGGTTGTTTTATCACACCTAAGAAGAAATAGTGTGAAATCTTGCGGCTGTAAGAGAAGAAGTAGTCTAGAGGGTAAAAAATTTGGAAGATTATTGGTTAAAAAATATTCCCACACAGATAAGCATCGTTGTATGAGATGGGAATGTTTATGTAAATGTGGAAATATCTGCTATCCAACTTCTGCCCATTTAACTACTGGCACTGTAAAGTCTTGCGGGTGTTTAGTCGCAAAGAGCAATCAAATTAAATTGGATAATATAAAACAGGATAGGGTTTTAAATAATAATTTAGCAAAACTACATCCTAACCTTTGTTTAATATGGGATTATAAAAAAAACAACAAAACGCCAGAAGAATTTACTAGCGGCAGTGGAGAAAAAGTGTGGTGGACTTGTGATAAACACGAGTCTTATCTACAAACTATATATGCTAAGTCTAAAAGGAATCATACTTGTCCAAAATGTAAGGTTTCCCATGGAGAAAGACGGATAATATCTATCCTAGATAAGTTAAAGATAGAATATTTATTTGACCAGAAAGAAAATAAGTATAAAGAGATAGAAGATTGTAAAATAGATTTTTACCTACCAAGGTTTGACCTGTATGTAGAATATCATGGGCGACAACACTATAAAGCTATTGATATTGGAGTATGGGGAATAAAATCCAAAGAAGAAGGTGAAGCTAGATTGAAGAAACAACAGATAAGGGACCAATTGGTCCGAGACACACTAGGTAACAAACTACTAGAAATTCCATACTGGGATTTCGATAATATTGAAACTTTAATTTTGGAGAAATTAGAATGGTTAAAAGAGAACTGAAGTTTAAAGACCTAAGCGAAGGAGAAATCTTTAAGCATAACGGTAGATGGCTAAAGAAAGTTCGTCCTCATGGATTGCTCTGGGCTCCAAAGAAGAACGCTACTGAAGTTAACACAGGAGATGAAGATTTCTTTGTAGATGATTCAACCCTAGTTAGCGTCGATAGCGAACTACCACAAGTAGACGAAGCCCCAGAGATGGAGCAGGTATTTGAACAAGGGCAACTTGAGTGTGAAGACCCACTTGGAGTAGAGAAAACCCCTGAAAAGTCAGACCTAACCTTTGACTATGGTAGTTCTGAAGAGGATTCTGAAAAGGGCTGTGATGAAGACTGCGATGAAGGTTGCGGGAGTTGTGACTAATGAATTTCAAAAACATCGTAGTCTATGACTGGGAGACAGACTCACCTAAACCTGAGACCTGCAACCCAGTCCAACTCGGTGCTGTAGTTATCAACCCTCGTAAGCTAGAGTTCATTAAAGGTGCTGAGTTTAACTCAGATATGAGACCTCTAGACATTGATGATGATGACTATTTCGACCGAAACAAAAGCACCATCGAGTGGCACTCTAGAATTTCTAAGTGTTCAACTGATGAGGTTATTGCAAGATGGAAGGCAGCTCCTTCACAAGAGTCGGTATGGCGTAGTTTCACTCAGTGGCTATCAAAGTATCACCTAAAGCAATCTCGTCAGTCTAAGTTCACGGCCCCTATTAGGGCTGGGTATAACATTCTCAAGTTCGATGATGTTATCACTCAGAGAATGGCCGAGAAGTATGGTGACGTTGAAAAGGATGGGACAATCAAGATTTGGTCACCTAGAGACCACATTGACTTGCTCCCTATGATGTTCTGGTGGTTTGAGAACCAAGAAAATCCTCAGAAGTATACTATGGATGTAATGAGACCCTACTTTGGCGTTAGCGCTGAGAAGGCTCACGATGCCCTTAAGGATGTATATGACGAAGGCCAGATACTAATTAAGTGTCTACAGACACAACGATGGCTGACTGACAAACTACTTACCCAAGGAAAGTTAGGTCCGAAAAGTGGAAAAGTTCAAGTTTAACTACTGTGATTGTGAATTTCCCTGCACTGGCAGCGGAGATGATTTGAAGATTATCTTCAATCCTAGTCTCGAAAGCATCCCTATGTACTGTGAAGCTACATGGGACTTGATTGGGTCTGGGAATACTAAAGGTGTCTTCCAATTAGAGTCTAGGTTGGGCCAAATGCTGGCTAAGAAGTTAAAACCTAGGAATATTGACCACCTATCGGCCCTTGTCGCCATCATGCGTCCAGGTTGTCTGGAAGCTATGCGTGATGGTAAGTCGGTTACCCAACACTACATCGACAGAAAGAATGATGAAGAAGCGGTGACGTATTTTCACCCCTCTTTGGAGCCAAGTCTACGTTCTACCTTTGGTGAAATGATTTACCAAGAACAAGCCATGCAAATAGCGAGAGACCTAGCGGGTTTCTCTCTGCAAGAAGCTGACGTTCTACGTAAGGCCATCGGTAAAAAGAAGGCTGACATGATGAATAAGGTTGAATATACCTTTATGGAGGGCTGTAAGTTCACTGGTGTTGTTCCTAATGATGTAGCTAAAGAAATTTTTGAGTGGATTCGTAAATCTCAGAGATATTCATTCAATAAATCTCACTCCGTTAGTTATGCTTACAATGCATACCTATCGGCTTATACCAAGGCACACTTTCGGCGTGCCTTTTTTACCTCCTATCTTTATTATGCAAAGGAAAAGATTAAACCGCATGATGAGGTTAGAGAGTTAGTTAATAATGCAAGGACTATGGATGTAGACGTATATCCTCCTGACTTGCGTAAGCAGAATGCTCACTTCGCCCTATTTGACCGCAAAGTATTCTTTGGTTTGGTTGATATTAAGGGTGTGGGTGAGTCTGCAATCACACGAATGACGAAGAAAATAGTTCAGGCAGAAGAAGAACTGGGTAGGCCAATCGAGGATTGGTGTTGGTCAGACTTCTTACTGTTCCTGTCCCAAAACATTAGCAAGACCGCTGTCGAAGCCATGATTAAGGTCGGGGCTTTACGATGGATGAACGTGTCACGTCAACGAATGTGGTTTGAGTTCGAGCAATTCTCTGCTGTCTCTGATAGGGAGCAGAAGTGGCTCAAAGAGAAGTATATAGATGATAGTCAGAGTGATATGAGCTGCTCTGAACTATTACAAATACTGTTGGACTCCCCTGTTGGGAGAAAAGGTGGTATATCCAATAAGAATAGGCATAAGAAGGTGGTTGGTATCAAGGCAATAGTCGATAAGCCACCATCTAGCCTAGAGGATACGCCTGAGTGGATAGCCTCTGTTGAAGAATCACTAATGGGAATTTCCATCACATGCACTGTGGTAGACTCGTGCGAAACGAGCGCTGCTAACACAACATGTAAAGATTTTAACAGTGGTACTAGTCGCAAAAACGGTATAATGATGGCTGTAAAAGTGGACGAGGTGAAAGAGATTACAACTAAGAAAGGGAAGAACCCTGGTCAGAAGATGGCCTTTCTTTCTGTTTCAGATAGTTATGGTGCTTTGGATTCTTGTGTCCTATTTCCTGACGAGTGGACTCAAAGTAGGGTGAAGCTGTTCATAGGCAACACTGTTATGCTTGGAGGCGAACGAGGTAAGGAAAAGGATAGTTTTATAGTTAATAAAGTTTGGCAAATTTAGTGAAACGACCTTGACAAATGGGTCGGTGGTGGCTATAATGCTACTATGAAGTGTGTTTTTTGACAATAACAATTTTTTGGAGGAACAGAACTAATGAATATCGTAGTTCTAAAAGGTAATCTCGCAAGAGACCCAGAATCGCGTGAAGTAACAGCAAACGGACGTACAACCACAGTGGTAAACTTTTCGATTGCAGTCTCTCGGTTCTTTAAAAAGCAGGATGGCACTAAGGATAAGGACGTAACTTTCATCGCATGTGAAGCATGGGATACTGGTGCGGAGACCATCGCTAAGTATGTGAAAAAGGGTGACCCCATCCTTGTTCACGGTTCGCTTAAGACCGAATCATGGCCTGATAAGGACAACCCAGAAAAGAAGCATTCTCGAACTAAGGTTCGCGTAGAACGCTTCGATAAATTGTATCGGGCTCCTAAGAATGAGGATGGCACCTATGTCAACTCCTCAGCAACTTCGGAACCTGTTCCTGCTAACGCTGGACCATCCGATACAGAGGGAGACGACATCCCGTTCTAATGGAATGTCGCTATAGTCCACAACAAGTTGACGACTTGGTCCATGAGAACATGGGCCTTGTCGTCTCTATTGTTAAATCCCTGAGACCCCCTAACGCAACTGAGTACGAAGAGTATATTCAGTTGGGTAGGATAGGGTTATGGAAAGCAATTCGCAAACATGACCCGAAGCTGGCTAAACTATCAACAATCGCATGGGACTACATTAGATGGGAAATTATTCGTTATATCAATAAGAGCGTTAAATATAACACCTTGATGAATAACCCAGATGCCCAATATAGACTTCAATGCGTTCATTCTGAACGAACCCAAGAGTTGTTTACAGACAGTGTTGCCGAAGCCATACCAAGTTCCCTTTCAAAATCTGAATGCATAGTAGTGGATATGCGTCACCAGGGATATACCTTCGAAGAGATAGGTAAAGAGCTTGGAGGTTATACACGAGGTTGGGCAAACAAACTATTCAAACTAGCAATAAAGAAGATACAAGATGCCAACGAAAACTAAGAAGCGTATATTGATGGTTAATGAAGGTGGTCATCTTCATACTGGATATGGCAACTACGGATTAGAAGTTCTAACCAGACTGTATAATACTGATAAGTATGAGATAGCTGAGTTTTCTAGTTTTACAACCATAGAACAAGCAAGAGACAACAAGGCTATTTGTCCTTGGAAAATCTATGCTAATGCTGTTCATAAAGATGACCCTAGATACGAACAAATGAAAGCTAGAGGAGATTGTTCCTTTGGTTCTTGGAGGTTTGAGAGGGTTGTGCTAGACTTTAAGCCAGATATTGTCTTTGACATACGAGACTACTGGATGCTTGCCTTTGAGAATGACTCCCCTTTGAGGGAGTATTTTCATTGGAGCATAATGCCTACTGTAGATTCTTCTCCCCAAAACGAATCATGGCTAGAAACCTTTATTCAAGCAGATAGTGTATTCACCTATTCTGATTGGGGAAAGGAAGTTCTAGAGGACGAAGGTGGAGGTAAGATTGAAACATGTGGAGTAGCATCTCCTGGTGTTGACCTCAATGTTTTTACCCCTACTAAAGATAAGAATGTCCATAGAGATAGTATGGGGTTGAGTGGAGACCTTAATATAGTAGGTACGGTTATGCGTAACCAAAAACGTAAACTATACCCAGAATTATTTGAAGCCTTTGCAAACTATATAGAAAAGTGCATCAAAGAAGGTCGTGAAGACTTAGCTAAAAAAAGCTACTTATATGTTCATACTTCATATCCTGATAGCGGATGGGAAATACCACAGCTATTAGCTAGGTATGGATTAAGCCATAAGGCTCTCTTTACATATCTATGTGGAAACTGCGGGTATTATTTCTCTTCCTTCTTCCAAGATGCTAGAACAGTATGCAAGAAGTGCAGTCATACCTCAGCTATGCTACCTAACTCAGCCAAGGGCTTAACAAGAAAGCAACTAGCTGATGTCTACAACCTATTTGACGCATATGTTCAATACTCTATCTGTGAGGGTTTTGGTATGCCTCAGGTAGAAGCTATTGCTTGTGGAGTTCCTATCTTTACCGTTGGCTATAGCGCCATGACAGAGATTGGGGTTAAGTCAGGAGGCTTTGTTGTACCCCCTAAGACTAAATTCTTAGAATTAGAGACAGGAGCTTATAGGGTATACCCTGATAATGACTATCTTGTTGACTCTTTGTTTAACTTCTTTATAAAACCTCTTCCTGCAAGGGCTAAGTTTAATTTCCAAGCAAGGCAAACAGCAGAAAAATTCTACGACTGGGATGTTACAGCTAAGATATGGGAAAACCATTTCGACTCTATTGAGCTAACCGGAAACCAAGGCAAGTGGGACACTAAAGTTAGTATCCACGAACCAGCCGAAAGTATTCCTCCTCAACATGAAAACTGGAACAACGAAGATTTTGTAGAATGGTTAATCCTAGATGTTTTAGGAAGACCAGACCTAATTAATGGACATTATTCTATGGAAGCCTATAGAAGTCTTCATTATGGAATTAGAAAG